CTACTGGATTGGGCTGCAAGATTCCTAGCCGTGCCTCATCACCAATGATGCGCTGTTCATCATAAGCACCGGACGCAACCAAAGCACAGATGGCCTGTGCTTGCCGCTCAAACTCAGTCATAAAACCAGTGACCAGCGGCCCTTGATCTGGCTGTTCATAGGCCAAAGCCATAACTTGACCGGCGTCTTGATAAGCACTTGCTTGTATTTGTGCGCTTTCCGATCCCTGTGTTACAGAAGCGTTAACAGCAAGTAAACCTACGCCGCGTATTTCCTGCCGCATATTTGCTAGCACGTCATTTACACATAAAGAAACTTGAAAACGGTTTGATTTGAGAGCGGAGCGCATTTCACCACGTCCACGACGATATATTGAAAGGATTGCCCCACGAGGATGATTTGAGCTTCCTAGAAACTTAGCAAAGCTACTTTTGAGGAATTTGTCATTCTTTCTTGCTTCTTTATGTGCTACTATAAGCGGGTTTTGTGACATTTTTTATAGTTTCTTATCTAGTTCTGAGCAAGATTTACTTTTACATCTTCCGGCTTTATATGAATAAGTTTTGCTAATTCATTACAATCTAGATCAAAAATTCCAGTTAGGGTTGTAGTTAAATTTCCATAAAATGCCCATCTCGCAAAGTCTTGCTCAACATCTTGCATAATCTCGATCTGAGAACAGCACTCAGTAATATCTGTTTCCTTTTGCGTATCCGCGTCTATAATTACAATACTTTCTATAATTCCTGTACATACCGCCATATTTTTATACTCCTTTGGAGCTATTAAGTAATCGCTCCCATTCAAAATCATCAAGCCCACTCTCCGCCAAGATATGATTCTGCATATAAATCCTCAGCAGTCAATTCTTCGGTTGGTTTTCTTGCAAGCACAGAGCGTTTCAAATACCAATAATAGAGCTTGCGACGCAATCCAAACCATTCACCATAAACCCATCTCAAAAGATACCACAATGCTATTTCTCAAAATTGCTCACAAGGTATTGAAATCTTCCATTTGGAATCCTGATTATTGCCCTCAATAAAAGTTTCATCAATCCATATTTCGTGAGCGTCATTAAGAAACATCGCTGTATAACCATGAATGTACTTAAGCTCATCCTTGATTTCATGGTAATCAGTAACCTGTACAGAATGCTGATTGTTTGGTGGCCCGCCATACATCTTTCCAACAAGCAAATCTCTCAACACGGTTTTGAAACTCATATTTTCTTTACCCCTCTTCTCTATCCATTATCAGTCCTGAGCGCATTGCCTGTTGACGTACCTTGAATTCACTGCTATTAGTGATCTTCGCTATGCGCTCATCGTCCCAACCAACTTCTTTCAAAAACGCTTCAACTCCAACGCCAGCACGTCCGGCAATTTCGGCAGCTTCCCACAACATGGAAGCCCGTTCCAGATCATCCAAAAATGATGATTTGAAAACCGGACGATCACCAATAGAATGATTAAGATCACCTTTAGCAAAACTTTCTAAATTGAATCCTTCATAGCCTTCATAGCCACGCCACCCACCAATGGCAATAGCCATTTGATGAGCACGCACAAGCGCATCATCATACCGGCTGCGTCGCTCAATTATCTTGTCTGAAACTGGTTCGCGTGCTGTGCGCAAAGCCACGCCTGACAATTGACCACGGATTGACATTTTGATTAACTCAAGTTCTGGATAATCGTCACCAAGTCCGGCAAGCATACGCTCAATTTCGGCACCAACCGCAGCAATGGGCAACGGTGCAAGTAGCGGTGTAACTGTTGCCCCAGGAGGCGCATACAAAAAATGTTCTTCTTCACGGCCTGGCTGAGGTTTATTTGTTGTAGGAGTAGCGCCTGACATAGTCAGGCTTTGCTTACGCTTGGCCGGGTCTTCAACACCGGAAGCCAGCCATTTTGAATCTACAGTCTTACGGATTTGGTCATTTAATTTTGACGCAATGTCATCAACTTCGGCGTACTTAATGCGGCCCGTGTGAAGCTCAGAGTATCCCCAATCTAAGCCCACATCAATATGTGGTATCACGATCAATGGTATGAATCCATAGTCTACAACCCAAGTTGCGGCTTCGCCATTCCAGGCAAATAATTCGCCATCTTTGTATGTTTGATAGACTACATTTTCACCGTCGCGTGTAGCCACTTCACGATAAGTCACTTCATCATCTGGATTATCTTCATCGCCTGACAGACGTATTTCTTCAATAGTATAGCTCTTGACATTCCCGAAGAAATCACGCTCAACTTCCAGCAAATTACCTGGATTTATAATCCGCAATGACACCTTTTCGTGTAATGGATCGTCAACAATTATAATTCCAACATCACCATAAACGCTACCCCACAAAGTCACTAAGTCTTTCTTGGCCTGCCAGTTCGAGGCTTGCCATAATTTGGCAATGGGTGCGCGCAAGTTCTCATTTGAAGTCATAATCGGCAATGCACCACCAGTAGTCGCTTGATCGTCAACTATTTCAAGGCGTCCTGCCCAAATGTGATCGCGCTCGAAGTTACAAATGCGTGTAGCTGGATTGTAAATTCCCCGGATGTATTTGTACAAGCCCTCACGGGTTTTATATGTCTTTGCCCAAATATGAATAATCTCTTTATACACCGTGTTTTCATAGAATGCCCAAAAGAATTTGTATCTGAACGCCCGTGCTGTCTGATCACTAAAATCTTCTGGATCAATAATATCAGCACTCAGATACTTGTCTTGGTATGACGTTATTGTAGTTAGCAATGTACTCATAAAATTATTCCAACCTCTACGTAGCCCATCAAAAATTGCCACATTCTTAATCCTTTACAGTAAAGACTTTTCTGTCTGAGAACTCTTGCGCCTTGCCATTGTTCCAATTTTGCACGGGACGCAGATAGCCGACAATTCGACTATAAACCTCACACTCAACTTTTTTTTGTGCCGCTTGCTTCTCAACATCTTTCTTTTGTCCCATATTCTTACCCGCCTTGAATAACAATTTGTTTAGTTTGGTTTTGTGCCGTTTTCTAAAATAACGCTAATGCGCTTTGTATTTGCATTGACTTACATAATATTTTAATGCCTTATATCTTGGCCTAATGCCCAGCAATTCCAAGCGCGCTGACATGCGATGCGCTTTATTATGCTTGCGCTTCCAGAACTTACCAAGATTGCTGCTTCTGCCGTGTGACCACAGCACATAATATTCTGGAAAATTGCACGTTCGTCTATTTCCCACTTTTTTTATTCTGCTTGCAAGATTGCTCTTTTAGTTTTGCCTTAACTTCATCAGACAAGTTTTTATCAACTCGCAATAATAAATGAGCGAGCCATTGTGTATGAGTGCGCAAGACTTTTATTTTTTGTACTTGCATTTGGTGAACTCCGCCACCACATCCATATAACCATCCTGATTCATAACCATTTCGGGAGCTTTGTCTAACAATTCATCAGGGTCATTGCCGCCTTCGACAATATGCAAATTTGCAATCTCTATTTCATAGATTTCATCATCAATCAGTTGCAAGAGTGATAAAAGCATACCGCGCAATGGAGCTACTGGTATGACACTCTCTAGCCTGTAGGTATAATGTGAATGATCCTCAACAGCCGGCGTATTCTCAATAACCGCTTTGAATAATTCTCTGGATAGCTCAAAATTACTTATAAACTGGAAATACTCCCCAGGCTTATTCTCAGCACTCTTACCAGCCTCGCCAGAATAAACCACCAAAGTAATCTTGCCAACATCAATATCACCCATGACTTCAGCTTGCAGAAAAGACTTGACTAATGATTTCGGTATTCTAATTTCTAAGATCGCACAGACCGCTTCCATGATCGCGCCTTCCTTGTGTTAGCGCGACGGTAACGGATGCGCCAGAATAAAGCGGATATGCCAGTGAATAACCTTCTCATTTCACTTCATATTCCTTGCCACGAAAAATACATCTGCGTGGATTATCACCTTTGCCAGTAAAGATCAAATTTTCAACGCTGAAATGCTGGCTGTCTGCATTGCCCCATTCACTCAGAACGCCAATCCCCTGCGTCCAGTTTGGATGTTTTTTATAATGCGGTTCTAGCTTTTGCAAACAACCTATTTCCCATCCGCCAACCGCTAATCTTGGGCCTCTTGCTGTGACCGTGCCAACCTTATGATTGTGTCCTATGATCACACTTTGCTGATACATCCGATCCGCAATTTCTTTTTCAACTGCGCGACCCGCATACTTGCTGTATCTAATCCCGTGTGTAACGATCAGGCGTCCGCCCACAAGCTCAACTTCATCACGCACAAATTCAAATTCAAGCTCTTTTAATTTGAGCAATTCTTCAAGTGTAAGTGCTTCTAGACTGTATATCACTGGATGGTTCATCAAATAGCGCAACCATCTTACTTCGTGATTGCCGATAATAAATTTGAATTTAGCACCAGATGCAGCAGACTTTATTTCAGTATGCTTTTTATATGCCTCGTCAATACTGCGTTGCAATAAAAGCCTCACGTCCGGTGCTTCTGTAAAAGTGCTGGCTTCTCTAAAGTCCTCGGAATCGCCATTGATGATAACGTTATCAGGCTTGCAATCTTGGATAATCCTGCAAGCCAACTCTACTGCTCTATTATCCTGTTCAGGTGCGTGTAAATCTGCGACAATTGCCGTTGTTCGTGTCATAAAGTTTAATTCTTACCATTTATTTGTTCATTTATTTGCTTTGTTAATTCTTTTGCAAGATCGTCCGCTTTCACAAATTCTCCATGAATAAGAACATAACCATTTTGTGAGATTTGTACCATACAGAGCGCAAAAAATGTAGCACCAAGAACAAAGCCAAATATCATAAAAACAATCGCAGTAATAATCAAGCTAAGTGCGTTCATTATTATACTTTCTCGCTTTTCCTTCATTGATCAATTTCTCTGCAACTTCTGGCGCAAGTGGTACTAAATCCCCAACATCCAAAAAACGCTTAACTTCTCCGACTTCAGAAACGCCCGGATAATCGTCCCGACGTTCTAAGATTTCAACCCATACAAACTGTGCTGACATATTGCCTCGCCTGATCATAGTCAAACCCAGATAAGTTAATAACCGATTGCTGCCATCCATGAATTGAATGAGCGCGATACAGGTCAATCAATTCAAATGCTTCTTTTTCTGTAACCTGCCATCTTGCAGAGAGTTTTAGTAACTCAATATTTGCTTCGTTAGCACATTGCGCCATTGCCAATTGTGCATTTATGCCACGTAATAACAAGGCCATGCTAAATCTCAATTGGTGTTCTGTCAATGAAACTTTGATACTCTCTTTCCAAGCTAGCAATATCCCATTGAGATTCAAGAATTGACTCAACACCATCTCTAACAAGCCGCCATTCCGCATTGTCGTATCTATGATATACAATTTTATCACTTGTTACAATAACAATAAAATATACAGGATTTATTTTGTCTATTCTCATTTCTTAGCCCCTCCAATCAGAAATACCAGGATCGCCCCAATGAGCATTGTTCCCGTGCTGTACCATCAGGCCATAACGTGCCGAGTCATAGAAGTCATCACCGCCATTGCCATCCTCATCACAGTCAACTTTTCTAACATCTTCTGGCCGTCTTGGATCGTGTTCCATTGAAACTATAGATTCGCGCAATCTATAACAGCGTTCGTGAACAAACCAAGTGGGCTGTATACCAGACTCAATATCGCCAAGTCGGTTAAGAATTTCTGCCGCGCCTGAAATTCTATCCATATTAGCGCGCTTGAGTGATCTTCCAAGTAATTCCTCATAATCGTCAGCCGGGCATTTTCCGTCACGATCTTTTGAGAAAACATCACCGCCAGCATAAATATCTTCTATACGCCAAAGCTCTATGCCATGGCGCTTGAGCATTTCGGTGTAAGCCCAAACATGCCTTTTTGGTATCCACTTTTGCCTAGCGTGTTCGTCAAAAGTATAAATGATTCCTTCGTGAGTCATACAATGTAAATGGATGACCGTATAGTGAGTGAACCCATAATCCATTGAGGCCCAAAAAGTCCAGGATGGATCAAGAACTAGATCGCCGCGCCATGTATGAACATCATCTTTCCAAGTTGTGAAGAATTGACCAGCCGCAATATCCCAATCGCCATAGCGATAAGCACGTAACCGCCACCCAGTGTTTTCCTCAAGTTTTTTTGTATAGCCATCATCAACATATGGGTTATCATCCACTGTCATAGGAATAAAACGAGTATCATCCTGAGTGTCGTTTTTATAGGGATCAATAAATGACTTTTTATACCAGGCATGACCTATGCCACCAGGATTTGTAGTGCTATAAATTCTTGGTCGCCAGCCAGGTTTTGCACTTCGATTTGAATCACGTAGTGCCCTATGCTTGACCAACGATAGGCTTGTGTGTTCCTCGATGATGATAATGTCATACTCAAGTCCCAAATAATCATCAACATCGCCTTCGTTAATAAAACCACCAACAAGGCACTTGCTGCCATTTGGAAGGTACACACAGCCCTCAGAACGGTTATATCTGTGTGGCGTATGCTTCAAAACTGACTTGCGCAAATTCTCAAATTGTTCACGCGCCTTTTTACCGACACGTCGTAGATACAAAATTGTTAGACCAGGAAAACGCCAGGCATCATCTAATAATGCTTGAGCAAAAACCAGATGGGATTTGCCGCCACCACGCGCACCGCCAGCACCTATCTGTGTTGGCCCATCTTCATTATCAGCCCAACGACAAGCCGCATGAAATTCCCACGCCTTTGATGATGCAATGTATCTTTGTTTTATGAAGTTCTCAAATTGGCCCTTCGGAGAGCCACTTTTGATAGCTGCATCAAGAACATTACTTATTGTTGCCATCGCCATACGCCTTATCTATGAGTGATTGTAAATTACTATCAATCTCTATTGCCCCGCCGCCCGAACCCGTGATCTCGTTTCTAATTGGAGCATCAAGGCCCATTAGTTTGCGCCTTGCGCCGCTGCAATCCATCAGGCATTGCTTTAACCACTCAGCATCACCTTGCAAAAACTCAAGCTGAGTTGTTTGTCCAGTTGGCGCTGGCACCACTTCATCGGTTTGCGAATCAAGAATATATGAGAATACAGTTGTTATGCTTCTACGTTGCTTCTTTGGAATAGTTCTACCCAAGAATTTAGCTTTTTCTTCTGTCGCGCTTCCAAAGAACACCTCATAACAAAATGCTTGAATTGTATTTATTTCCCTTAACTCTTGAGTGCGCATCAAGTCAAAGTCAACAAGGGAGGATCGTTTCCAATCCTCCCTTAGACTCTTAATGTCATTCTCGATGGTTGAGACTGACAGATCGTAAACGCGATTAGCACAAAGCTTTTTGCGTATTTCTTTTGCAGTCCATTCTGGATGTAATGACATGAGATTTGCAACAAAAGCCCTGTCCTGCTCGCGCTGATCGTTGGTTCTACGCATTTAGTTAACTCCGTTTAAACAAGCCGCCGATCCATTTACCAACAGCTTTAACAGTTCTCTTTACGCGTCCGCCAGCGCCACTTGCAGCACCCCCACTTCTACCCCTACTTCCAAATCCAGCCATGTTTCTCACCTCCTTTTTATTATCAAAACTTACTCAAAAACCTCATCGTTCATTGCATCAAAATAATGTTCATCGCTTCCCCACGGAATAAATACCATATATGGCAATTCATATGTTGGATCAAGTGTAACACCAAGCTCGCCGTCATCATCTGTATAACCCGTCCAAGAAAAAACCCGCATGCTTGTAAGTCCCCATTTAATCAAGCCGCTGTCATATCCAACTGCAAGAATCTGTTTATAATTCAATTTACCAGCAGGGAGCTTGTACTTTTTGCGCAATGCAAAACTGCCTGTAAAAACATAATCTCTCATTCCTGTATAATTGCCATCAGGCAAGCGATACATCATAAAATCTAAGTAGTCTTGTACAGTAAACGGTGAATCAGGATTGTATTTTTCATCACGGCAGAAATTCACTAATCCTTGATTTGTTGGAAAACACTTATCATAGGTATCATAATACGGCTTGAAAAAATCACTATGTCCCTCAAATCCTGGCTGAAAAACTTCTAATCCATACTCTTGAGCTAAATTTATTGCACGTAGCACAGACATGCGATCTGCTCCACGTAACAAACTCTTCCCCCTTGACTTTGCGCGTGTAATAAGATCATCACCAAGTGTCTCAACTTCACGCACGGTCATTCTTTGTACCTGCTGGCTTGACAAGTGCATTTGATCAATCCATACACCAGACACGCCAACTTGAGCAAATAATTCAATCAATGGTTCTGGATCGGGCAACCACTCAGAAACAAGCGGATTGATTGCCGCCACAACTTTATGACCCATGTCAGTCAGTGTTTTAACTGTTGCCAATCGTTCTAACGGAGGTGGCGCGCCAGGAGAAATTTTCTTTGCTATAAATTCATCTAGCATTTCGATGGTAATATACCATACTGCCGATTTCAAAAAGTCCAGCGCATCTAACATGCCTGGCCCGGTCTTTGTCTCAAAAGACAACGGGATACCCAAATCTGTCATTGTTTTAATCAACGGCAATGTATATTGATAGGTTGACTTTGCAAATGGGTCACAGCGGTTTGATAACACAACCGGATAGCCCTCTTTTAGCAATTCAGCAGTTAAAGTTGTGCGATTCTGATAATCCGCTAATAGGTTCATGGCTTTGGAAAGTTCAATCTTTCCATTTCTTTGGTTGAGCTTTGCAAAACAATATACGCAGCCGTGCGAACAAGAACCATAAGAAAATTCAAGCGGCACTGGAAAATGCAAAAACTCTCCATAATAAGGTACAATCATTATTTCACTCCATCAAAGGGTTCTGAATATAAATCCAACAAATACAAAAACGCTTTCAGGTCATCTTTAATTCCATTATGATTTTTGAATTCGCGCCATTTTTCATTCTGTTCACCAGTAAGAACAATTGGAACGACGTGCCTTCTTGCAAGAGATGTTGAGGGCTGTTTATCACCACCAGAAGAAACAGGAGGATTTGCTTCTTCCCGGTCGCCCTCAACATCACTTTCTTGCTGACCCTGAGCGCTATAAATATCTTGTTCTTGACTAGCAAAAGCCGCCAGTGGTGCATCAAACGTTTCTCGATATTCAATATCAAATGAATTTGCTAATTCGCCCTCATTGAACATATCTAGCAATGCAACGCCTTGACGCTCGACCTCTTGAACCATCTCCGCGTCCCACTCTAGGCCAACTTCACTTGAGCGATTATCAATAATTTCATAAAAACGTGCTTTTTCTCCATCTTCGCCAGCACCGTCAATATCAAGATCGTCAAATTGCAATACTACAAGTTCATCTGGGCTGGCGGCAACAATTTTCAATGGGATACCAGCATCTTTTGCCGCCGCCACAGTTTTATTTCCAGCAATGATCACACCGTCTTTATCCGCCACGACAGAACGCCTTGCTCCAACTTCTGCAATGGACTTTGTGAGCATATACTTTCCGCGATCAGTGCCTTTATTAGTATTAAAAGGATTTAAGGTTACATCGGACATCCACAACTCCAATAGTAAATCGCAGGAACAAACCACACTATCAAATAGAGTGTTGTTCCTGCGACTACTAAAATTTTTCTGATCATATAAACATTATATGGTCTTTTTGTTGTTATGTCAAGAGGCTACTTTCTCTCCGTTCCTCTAAGAACAATTCTCTTAAAATATACACCCGTTCCCCAGCGGCATCGTTTCGCACCCAGCCGTTGCATCTCAGTTGAAAAGCTCCTCTTGGTAACTGGATAATAACCCTTTTGATCACACCATTGAACATAGGCATTATATAACATCGCAAATGGAATCTTATAATTATCGTAAGTTATGCGACATCGCTCAACAAAAAATTCTCCGGCCTGAGTAAACGAAAAGCCAGAAATTAAGATATCGAAAATTCTTTGCTGATCAACTTCTGGATATTCAAACTTGATCATCTGAGCGATTATGTCCGCCATTCTGTGCATTTTTTCACTCCTCTTATTTTAGTGTATGATTGGTGTATTACTATCTCTCTTTTATTTATACATGAAAAATAAAATAAAATAAATAATATAGAGAAGGTAAAGTGGAGCGCATCATACACCAATAGTACACTATGAAAACACCGAAAAATCACTTTTTTGCAATATTTTATTCAAGATACACTGTAAAAGTAATTAAAATATTGCAAAAAGTATACAATATTTGAGAATAGTTCGCGTCTCTGCAATATCATATTCTTATGCAATAATATTGTATTTCATCAAGAAATGTTTATTTGAGCAGGTCAAGATTTAATGTATGACTTTTGATGCTCTGCAATTTGAATGTAATGATAAACTTAACATTATTTTGCGGTTGGTTCATAGTCAGATATAGCAAATAATAAGCCGCGCCAGTTAGAAAAAGTCGTTTGAAAATTCATTACAAGCACAGCGTCTTTATTATCTAATGTCCATCGATTATACATACTGCTAACTGGCTCATCGCCACTAAAGGCATAAAATTTTCCATCGTATTCTCCAACAGCAAAGCGGGCATCTGGCATTTCATTCAATACATCGCGCCAGGTTAGTTCAAGTATACCGTAACTAAAAAACGGCACATCAAGCCAATCTTTTTCTATGTAACTAATTTTACTTACACGTTTTGACATCCAGTGAGTAGGATTATAATCAGTATAAATCCCAGAGATACACCCAATACGCCAGTCTTTTTTTGTATGCTTGACCTGTGATTCTAGCCAACGGACATACTCTAAAATCTCATTTTGAATAAAGGCAAATTCTTCACGTAGTCCGCATGCGTATTCGCTATAATATCCATTGTTAGCACTATAATTTGCTGCGTCACCAGCAATCATAACAAGTACATCAAGCTTTGTCTCAATATCAAATTTGCCCTTATTGTCTGTCGGCTCCTCATCAATTTCTTGCAACTGCGTTATAGTATGTTGCAATAGCTTTATAACTTCGCTGGTTTTATTATCCACGTGTAATCCTCCGTGCTTTCTTGGCCTGTTTGCGTTTGGCCTGCCGCTTCTTTTTAGCATCAATTTCAGGCTTTTTAGCTGAATTATGATCAACCCCACGTGCATCTCTAGCGGTTTTGCGCCGTCTCTGGCGGTTAATCTTGCCAGTAACTTGAAGAATTTTGTAAGCCGTTTTTGGCTCTTCGTCATTCGCATTTGCTTCTTTGAATAGATTTTGTAATAGTTTTTGTAAAAGCATTATTTATTCCTTTTGCAATTTCATAATCCGCTTGCATGGCTGGTAAGGCAACAAGCAGATAAGTTCTTATTTATGCGGTTCTATTATTCAACTTTAATGTTGACCGGCATCTCCTCAAATATATATTCGAACTGCCAAGGAATTCTTGACAGTTCATGCCAATGAATATGTGCTGTTATAACAAACATTATTCCTTAATACACTCTCAGACGCTAAGCGAAAGAAACGCATTAGCTATTTGTGTGTTGGTTATTGTGCGCATTACTTCGATAGCTCTGCGCGCAATGTTGTAATTGATGCAAAAAATAAATCAAGAACTTGTTTTTTAGCATCTAATAATTGCTCTTTTAATTCTTGTGGGGTCATCGCATGAATAACATTGCCATAGTTTCGCTCATCCATAAGGTCTACTAGCGCGCCACATTCACACATATATACGTCGCCCAGTGGCATAAAATCAACACACATAATTGACTTATCCGCACCGTGATCACATCGTGCTTGGAGAATGGTTTCCCACTCCATAACCGCATTTTCCTCTTTATCGTGCTGTTGTCCTGTTGCTCCGCAGCTTCCGCAATGCACACAGAACATCTTGCCCTGATAAGTTTTCTTGATTTCAGCCTTGTTTTTGCCACAAAACATACATTTCATATTAACATTCACCTCCCAGCATTTTAACCACGTCATTTCCAATGGCATCACTAATCACGGACGCGCTAAAATGTTTATTTCGGTTCTCTTTCTTGTCGGCAGTTACATAAAGCTCGCCGCGATAAATCTCATCAATGGTATATGTTCCATCTGCGCATTGCGTTCCATAAACCTTGAATCTTTGTCCAACTTTGAAATCCATTGCAGCCTCACTTTATATTATTTTGCAGCATTTCCAGTTACTTCACTGCCCGTAGCTGCTCGCGGTCATTTCCGCACGTCCGAGGGTTTTATGTGGGTCGGGGTCACAGCGATTGTTTTTTTATAGAGAAACATCTGCTTAAAACTCTTGTTCGGTGGCCGGGATTCGAACCCGGTATTGATGATTCTTTTATCTCAAATTGGAGACCGCCTATCATCAGGGATACGTTGCCTTGCGTGTCCATTAAGCCACCACTGGCTCCACGCCGCCACCGAATTAAACTTAATATTAACAATATTCCAACATATATTATTTTTTTAGCGGGCACAAACCAGATCAAAGAATTATGCCTTAAATCCAGTCTGTGTGTTGTGATAATTTGACGTTTAGCATCCAGTGAATGAAATACCTGGTAATCGTAGCGGGTAACAAGCCCGCATTTCTACCACAACTCCCAAGCTGTTTCTTAGTCCTCCAAAGTAATCAGGTGTATATTAGTTTTAGATTATCCAAGCTCTTGTTCCTGATCATTATGTATGGAATCAAAAGCACAATTTATTCTGGACTTATCGCCATTATGGGCTTATTGCCATATATTTCAAGTAAAATTTGATGCTATTCAACGGATAGGAGTTGAACCTATATACAACACCGTCTTCTAAACAAGACGCTTGCAAGTAACGTGGTGCTTTGCCGCAATTTAGTTTTTAAGCTACCGTTGATCCTGTCAGCCATGCTGTCGCCCATTATCCATCTTGCCGTCTAGTTTCACGGTCTCAATTTCTCGTTACCGTATACCTGTTTTATAAGGGGTGGTATTCCGCCTTAATGCGGTCATTTTATCGAGTCAGCCGTAGCCAAGTCACGTACAAAATAGATATAAATCACGCATCCTGAATTGGATGAGGGCCGTTTTCATATAGCCAATTGATTACCGCTTCAATGCCTTGCTCATACGACGCCTCGGGATACTGCGTTCCTTCTAATTCTGCAAGTTGCGCTTCGAACAAACAATCCTCAATTTCTTGCTGCGTTTTGTCAGTCATTTTAACCTCCTTGTAGTTTGTGTGCTAGTTACGGAGTCTAGCATTGCCTGTTAACAATCGGTTTCGGTTTCAAGCCAACTATTTATATAGTACTCCAAACGCCCATAAACTCAACTAACAAATGTCATTTTATTTACGGTTAACGTTCATGGGCATAATCACAGCGATGTAGTTATCGCCGTCCGTGCCATTATCAAGATTGAAGTCTTTAATCACAACTGGCTTATGATCACCCCTTAGCTCGATCAAAATATGCTCACAAGGCATACTGGCAGCGTCAAGCAAAAATTGACGATTAAGCACAACGTATTCCACAATTTCACTTGTGGGAATACACTTTTCTATGTCAGGAAAGTTGCCATGAATCTCTTCTTCACTATAGTCCTTCGGAGTTTCATTGAGTGGTTTGCCCTCATTGAGTTTAACCACTCTCTCAACGCCATGCCATTTTTTATTGACAAGATGTGCCCGCCATCCATCAGCACCTTGTAATTGCCCTGCTGTGAAATTTATGCCCGTCAATATTTTATGACTATATTTATCATCGTCTCCATACAATGCTTTTTGAAGCCATTGCCATTCCAAAGATTGTTGTTTGTCTACGGGTTTCATAGCACTCCTTTTTGCTTAGAATCAATTTTAAGCTATTTCTAGCTCAAATGCCTATCACGGCATCTTTTGATATTAAAAATCACTTCCAGAGTGATCTGGGAGTGATAGAAACGACACTAGAAGATCATGGCCCCACCTGTATAGGCTTGCGGCGCTGCCATAAGCACCTTGTTGCTCCCATCGTAATTTTGGCCGATGGTGCAATACGGAGAATTTTCACTTGTCGGCATAGCATGCCTCAATACTTCTTGTGCTGTTTTATAATCAAACACATAAAGATGATGACGTTTTGACAGCTTTTTGATTTCTGGCTGTGATAGCTCTACAATCTCAAGATGGCTATATACAGCGTCAGATTCTTCTAGGGCTGTGTCATCGTCATAATACTCAAGAATCTCAGGATTAAGGCCGGATGCTTTATACATCACCTGGACAGCGAATGCTTTTCCAAGCTCAACACACTCTAAAACCTTTGCTATTTCATCATTTGACTTTGCAAAAGCCCTGGAAAACTCTCTGAAAAGTTTCTTGCCAGGAAGATCGTCCAAGTCAAAAAATCCAATGATTTGGCTTTGTTTCTCTGTATCTAAACCGATCATCCCCTTTGCAATGTACAATGGCAAAACACCATCAGCAATCAAATGTTGCACGTCATCAGTGAGTTGCAACAATTTAACTCTGCTGCTTACCAATTTTGCCGTCATATTTAATTGCCGTGCAAGTTCTGCATAGCTAATTCCTTGATCATCAATGCACTTTTTGAGTGCATTTGCCTGCTCAATCTGATTCATATTTTTCATATCTAATTGTGACATCATAATAACTCCTTTGATTAGGGTTTTAAGGCTTTTGGCCTTTCGAGAACACATAAACCATGTTATGTGTTCTGAAATGTCAAAAGTTAACTTTGCCTTGTGCATCCACATACACATCAATTATTTCATCGTCTTCATAATATTTCAATGCTTCTAAAACTGATCTCTTATCAAGTTTAACGTGCATTACAAAATTGCCTTTTACATGCACATCCCCCCATACACTACATCGACCCTTTAGAACGTTCACCAAAACAGATTTGACCATGCCCTGCATAATTTCTATCCCCCCTGATTCAATGTTGTGTGTACATACTTGCCGTCAACATACCTAAACAATTCAACAATAATTCTTTCCTTGCCATCCTCACAGCTCAACTGATAGACGTTGAGCGTTTTCATACATTCAACAATTTTCTTTTCCCGATCATCTAATTGTGAAAATGACTTCAATTCAGTTTTATTATTATGACTTGTCCGATTAACTCTATAAATTATGCCATTCATCACTATCCCCCTAGTGTATTTTCATCATCGTTCTGAAACTTCTTATAGCCATATTTGTTAGCCAGATCACCAAAAGATGCCTTGTTGTCGTGACGTGATCGGCCTTTGTATGGCTTCCAGTACCACATACAGCGTTTTTTGTGCCACGTAAGACCTATCCCCAAAGGATTACCTTGCTTATCCTTTTTACGTCCTAGCCGTGTGGCATGTGGCTTTGTGTTACCTGATACCCATATCCATGTACCCACAAGAGCAACGTCCACATTTTGCATACGTAAAGCTAAAATGTCTTGAATTTTCTTTGCAATTCCTTCCTCATTTGCCCAATTGTATTTGTATGTGTGTTCCTTACCATCACTTCCATAAGATGTTTGACCGTGAACACCTCTCAGAGCGTCGTGGTACTGCTCTAGAATGGCCCTCATTGTGTCGTTATCCCCACCTTTATCAGGATGGTGCATCATTGCCAATTCCCTGAATTTGGCCTTGATTTCGAAGACTGTATAGCAGTTAAGAAAGTAGTGTTTCATCTCGTTTTCTCCCGTTCCTCGAATCTACATATATCTTACCATGATATACGTTCTTGTCAATAGGCAAACACCGAGAAACGTCAAAATAGTGACAAATGTCATATCTTTTATAAATTCATCAATTTGCCTATTGACAAAAGCAAAAGACATGGTAGTATATAGCTAGATTTTAGGAACAGAGAAACACACGGAGGCAATGAAATGGAAAACGAAAAACGGATACGAGTAGCAAGCACAATCATCCAGCAAATGGGTGGTCATCTCAAGTCAATGATTAAAGCTAACACATTCCAATCAGGTGAAGATGACAAAGGACAAACTTTTTTGTCTTTCCGTTTCAAGGCAAGCCGTCGGCACAACTACTGCAAAATTACCTTGACATGGGATGATCTTTATACAATGTCAATTGGTCAAATCAGAAACAAAACTGAGGAAGTCGTACCAGGAATTACAATAAAAATTCCCACATATAAGGAGCGATACAATCAAGATCGGCTGTTTTGTGACCAACTTGTAGAAACTTTTGAACGTGAAACCGGCTTATACTTAAGCTTGTAAGAAGGTATAATATGTACGAAGTCATAAAATCAGTAACAGATAATGAAAATGGAATTGAGGCCCGGCTTGCAAAAATTGAGGATGGCTATACTGTTGGCGTGTGGGATTTGGATTGTGAGCAATACTATCCACCACTCACGCTTTTCAAGTACTCGTTAGAAAATGCACTTGAAAAAGCAGCAGCCCGTTTTGATAAAATTGCAAAATGAGCAATTTAACTACACTCACAAAGGAGATTGAGATGTACATCGGACAACATCTGACCATTAAAACAGAGGTAAAAATTTACGGAAAAGGCTATAGTTTTCTTGAAACACGAACTAAGCCAGGTCTTTGTTGTGTGCAGTATTCGCACACGGATGAAGATGGAACGCACATTGGGCATGATTGCACGTCCGGTAAACCGATCGGCTTTTCTAATTCGCAAATAGTAGCACGTTTATAATACTTTCTAAGGAGAATTTGAAATGTTAAAAATTAAAGAAGTGGAACTGGTTGTAATGACGCCAGATGAAGTTGTTAAATACAATGAAACACATGTAGATCATCTGTTTGATGACAATGGTGCAGAGGCAGACGGCGATCTCTACTTGTTGCCGAAAGATGAAGTGGAAGGAGAATTTGAAACGATAAAAGGCTACGAAATTGCAGGCTACACAGAAAATGCAAATTACACAAACTTCACGGGGTTCTCAAGCCGCGATGTGATCTACACATTCGACTACAAAACTGCTACGGCTGCTAGAAACGGATAATGAATACCCCAACAGCAGAAGATTATTTGATTGCCAGTGCTTATAAAAGCACTGGCAATACTAATTTAGCATACAGGATGTTACAATTACATTCTGTATGCTGGTGGTTGACATACACAAATACATACATAAGGATAAATGAATGAATGAAGAATGGCGAAAAATAAACGAGCGTTACGAGGTAAGCGACGGCGGACATGCACAGCATGTCCTTAATCGCAAGGCTGTCAAAGGCCCATTGCTATACACACGCAATGGAGAAAAGATACAAGGCCATCCGATTATGCAGCTTGTGTATAAGGCATTTGTTGGCGATGTTCCAGAAGGTGCAAGACTCAGGCGCAAAGATGCAACCTTGCCGCCATCTGTTGAGAATATTATGTTGACTTCTCCACAAATAACGCAGGCGGAAAAGATGCAACAGAGAATCAATAAATACGAGCTAGAGATTGCAGAAATACAAAAGCAATTACTCGAACTGCAAGAAAACTATCCACTATTATTCCAAAACAACATCAAATAAGCGTTCTATTCGTTGTGGGTGTGGCTGGCGGATTGTTGATCTAAGTGAATACTCTTGCTGAGAACCATCTAGAAGCTTGAACAAATCGCCTTTCCAGCCCGATTTATTCCAACCCGGACAAGCCGTATGAATACCCGCCATTATCTGCGCCCACTCGTTATGGCCCTTGACATTAACGAGTGGGATTTTATACATTTCTTGCAAGTGTTTAATCAATCCAGCCGCCGCAAGCAATTGAACTTGTGGCGGTTTTTCATAGTCCCACCTACCAGCAAGCCCCACAGAGATATGAGTATTTCTATGCCCGCAATGATCATGCCAACAGCCCCACAATAAATCATTGCATAGTTTCACCTCACCGTCAATCGTAACCCAAAAGGTGTATTCTGTAGTAGGCCTGCCCTTACCTCCGTGCCTCACTGAGCGAGTAACATAATTTGCCACAGCCATCATATTATGAGTTAAGGTATGATGGATAGTAATGCCGTCTATTTGCTCAGGCTTGCGCTCCCACCAAAACGATAAACGCCTACTCACGAAGTAGGCGTCATCAGGCGTGTCATTACGCGGCATTTGATCAATGACACTAATCCAGGGTTCACTATTTGGAATCCTGAACTTTAGATGGTATTCCCGCGTTGGATCAAGGCAAAGATTCTTCATAAAATTCTGGAAGCTGGTATGCCTTTTCGCCACTGAATAAATCGTTGAGCAGATTCGCGCCGCCGCCAATAACTACAGAGGTCATCAGCCGTGCCACAAGCTCATTAGGCATATAATCAACAAACAGATTCACGCCAGACAACCAGCCAACTAGCCCGCCGATGATCCAGGACACATACAACAGCCACCACATATCCAACGTCGGATATTTAGCTTTGATCGGCTGTGCAATCGCCTCAATAACACGATTGGTGAACATCGAAAGAAAACTTGCAATTGCAATAGAATCCATATCTAAACTCCTCTATAATAATTTGTAATTCATAATCATTATAGAGGAGTTTGCACTAGAAGTCAAGTATTAAAATTCGCTCATGTCAAATAGAGTCTTTTTGTTTGCTGCCACCTCAGCATAACGCATATTATTTACCAGGATGCGGAAATAAGATTTCTTCAATTCTCCAAGTAATGCCTTGCGTCCTTCCTGCAAAGCTACGTAACCAGTCGAACCAATTCCGCCAAAGGGATCGTAAACGATCTCACCGGGATTTGAATACAGAATGATAGCACGTCGGATAACCTCAAGTTGTAATGGACAAATGTGCTTTTCATCAAGCTTCCCATTCGCTTGTCTTTTCCCAAGCGTTCCTGTGATCTTGGATGGCCCAAGAACATCAGTTTCTCGTATATCATCCCAAAATACTGATTTCTGGAAGAAATCATCAATATCTTGGCTCATCAATTCTGCTTCAATGAAATCTGGTAATAACTCAGCGCCAGGCCGATTGTCTGTACGGCACATTTCTGCAAAACTATTCATTTGTTCTGGCGAGGCATTGGTGAAAAACTTGTCTGGCTCAATCCATTCTGAACCAGCCCATTTGATGAAATCGTCACGTGACACCTCTCCACGCACATTTGATTTTACTGGTACTTTGTTGTCATTGTGATGACCTTTTTTGAAAACGAGCAGTTGATCTGGGATAACCGTGCGGCAGCGCGCTGAGTCTTTCGGCAAGTCCGAAGTCAGACCCAAGCCAAAAATGTGAGAAGTAATACTTTTGGCTTGCTGGTTTTTACCAATGAACACACGCCCGCCATACCAATTGAAACCACCTTTTATAAAAGCATCAATTGTTCTGCCTGAGAAATCTCGCATACCAATGAAGCCATCCTTATTTTTCCGTGCTGGAATGTCCATAACGTGAATAACGGCATTGCGCCCTGGCATCAACACGCGATACAATTCCTTTATAAGAAAACTGAAATGCTCGAAAAATTCATCCCAATCACGGCAATTTCCAAGATCGCGTTCTGTGGGTGTGTACGTAAAAAGCTCTGCAAATGGCTCGCTCCCATGAATTAAACCAATGCTATCAGATTTAATTCCTTTTATCGTCTCAGCTGAATCGCCAAGCATCGCTTTCCAATTCTTGCCTTCAACTATTCTTTCCTCATATTGATAACTGATTTGCGTCTTTTGACCATGTAACTCGTTCATTGAAAACATCCTTGAGGCTGTAATTAACTCATCAATTTGTTTATTATTTTCTCTGTCTTTGTACATAAGATTGTTCCATACATCCCGCTGCGCATCTGCTATAATTGGATAGATGAAACACTCTCTTTCTTGTCCAAAGCGGTGAACACGTGCCACACCCTGCTTCCACTGTTCCCAGGAATCATCAATGCCCGCCCACACCTGAAATGATGCGTTCTGGAAGTTCATGCCACGCGCCCCGATTTTTGGCTTAGTGACTAAGATGCGATATTTGCCATCCTGGAAATCCTCAAACGCTTGTACTTTTTCTTCAACAGACATTGAACCAGTTACCTCTGCTGCTTGATCGCCAAGCCGCTTTGATAATTCCTTGCTTTCATGGTTGCGCAAACACCACACAATACCTTGTTCATTAAGATGCTTTGTAGACGCAATTTCATAAGCTGCATCAATGCGCTGTTCCATTGTTCCTCTATATATAGCAGAGCGGCTTAATTCCCTTCTATCAATACCGTTTTTGTCTGACCCTGATTTGCCACCGATACCACCGGCTTTAGTCATAAACAGCATGCCTTTTGGCACATATCCAGCATCGATAAATCGTGGCGAAATATGTAACTTTGGCAAGTCAAAGCCCGTGTCATCATAGCCAAGATCGCTCGGCTTGCGCATTGACACACACCAAGAGGACATCCAGCGGTAGAAGTTCTCCCTACCAAGTTCTTTTAGTACCCACTTGTTATTTGATTTTTTACCTCTGTTGATGAAAAATTCGCTTCTCATCTCATCATGGCTTTTTATAATTCCGAGCACCGCAGCAATTGCGCCAATTTCATCTGTGCTGTTAGGCGCTTGCGTGGCTGAATATCCAGTTTTGTAAGGCGTATCTTTCCACATCTCACAAGCCAGTTTGAACGTAGCGCCCTCGCCTTTGAAAATGCTACTTTCATCAAAGCCAACACCCGAAAATTGATCGGGATTGAAATGCGGCATCATTTCATAATTAGTAATGTTGATACCGTTAATGATTCCGCTACCATCTCTGGAATGATTGATTTCAATACCCATAAGATCACGCGCCATTTTAACAGTCTGCCTTACGACTGAAAGAGGAACAATTAAGACAACTGGCGTATTAGTCATTTTATTGACCCAATACGCCCATTCTATCTGTGTGGGAGTCTTTCCTAGCCCAGTATCCGAAGCGTCTAATGCGCGTCCTTTGCGGAGCAGAAAAGTTACCTTATCTTTTTGATCTGGACGTAGTACAGGATTTAGTGATTCCTGTAAAACTTCAAATCCCGCATCCAGTACACGAAATTCTTTTGATTGTAAAAATTCAGTGTATTTCATTATAATTACAAACGTCCCTCAACAAATCTCATAGGAGATAATCCATTTGTGCTAATAACATCAAAATATCCCCCTGCATCAATACCGTATCCATCAACAGATGTATTATATAGTGTTGAATAAACACTTAATATACCCTGCGGATCAACGCGCACACGTCTTATCTCGTTTCCTTTCACAAAATGCATCCATGTTCGCTCTATAATCATTGTGAAAACATATGGAGTTAACATATTTGATGATTGCGATATCCTATAATTTTCATTTATATGTCTAATCGTGACCCTTCTTGGATCACCTATTTTCAGTCCATCATTATATGAAACTTGTTTCCAGAATTCATGCGATAACTCATTGCTATATTTGAATGTAATCATTCCCAGGGCAAACAACGATGATTTGACTAACTTCTTTTTGTTCTCTCCGAAATTGATACATCTAAGATAATCTAGTGCGTATTTTTCCCATTCAATAACTAAATCGGCTATTATTAATGGAGTTAACATAACCGCATCACTTCTCGGTTTAAATCCAGTATAGATTTTTCTTATTGCCGCCTTCGTCCATCCTATTTCAGATTTTGATAATTGCGTTTTTCCTTCCAAATAACCCATAGATGCGTTTTGACCCCTTGGGCCACCAATGTCAATAGTTGCATAAGCGATTGATACATCATCCATATTATCGAATGATTTAACTGACACATTACTTGCAACAGCCGTGTTTGATTTAATAACAGCAAGCAATCTGTGTTGTCCGTCTATCAAATAATATTTATTGTCAACAAGAGCAAAACATATAACTGTTTGTTCATTATACTCGCCGATGGCAATTGAGTTACATAATTTTCTTACTTGATATATACTAACCTTTCTTTGTTTGCTATATTTATATCTATCAATCCAAAAAGTAGCCATTTCAGGTGTGATAACAACTCTTTTAACACAACTATTGCCATTATCAAATATCTCTTTGAGTTTCATTAACTTCTCCTTATTTGAATTTTATATCTCAATTCTACTACTTAATATACCAAAACTCTAGTGACATTCATCTACTAAAACCCGTATTCTATCCTTTCGTTAATCGGTTTAAGTGACACCCCAAGCCAGAAAGCATTGCCGCTTTTTGCTCTTATGCCAATGAATCCAAGCCTGCGCCATTCATTAGCCATTCTGTGTATGCTTTCCGGTCTGTAATTGCGTTCACTGCACCAATCTTTATAATGTGCGTACATAATATCAGACTGCAATCTTTTTGTAGTGTCAACCTTAAAATCGCTGTCATCTAAATGTACGTTACACCATTCGTTGACAAATAGCGCTGCTTTATCCGAGATAATCGACCACATTTTAGTGGAAACGCGCACCGCTGCTGGCAATTCAAAATGACCTCGGCTATCTAGTCGTTTTAATCCCTCGATAGCCCAATTGAGAATTCCAGCCCTTTCTTTTCTGATACGCCCCTTCAAAGATACATCTTCTTTAACGCGCAATGGCGGAAATTGCACAACCTTAATACGTCTAAAGAGACCATCACCACCACCACCACCCACACGCGGAAGGCGCTCCATTGCCCATAAAATCTTGGCTACTGGTCTAAATGTTATTTGATCTTTATGTTTCCTTTCAAAGTCAACTGGCTCACCGGATATAATCGTCTTAATTATTTCAGTGCTTTGAATGTAATCCGCTGATTCCGTTGCCAGTAATAGCGTTTTTCCTGGCACGTTGACTAAAGCGAAGCGCGGATTTGTTATTAGTCTTTCTAAAGACAACACGCCGGCCTTAACTCCTAGCATCGCTCTGATTCCCTCAATAATGGTTGACTTTCCGCTTCCGGGCTGGCCGTAAAACCATACAGCAGTCTCTAGCTCCGTGCGAGTAGTCAGACAATAACCAGCAAACTCTTGTACAAACTCTACGCTATTTTGAATAGTATCGTTCAGTGCTTGTGTAAAATTGTCACATTTTGCCGTGGGATCATAGTCATATCCGAGTCCGGTTGTGGCATAATGCTCTTTGTTGTGTGGCTCGATTTGCATTGTTTTGAGATTTAGCACACCGTTACTACAAATTAACACGCCCGCATCTTGTCTATCCCACCAATCGGCGGGTGTAAATAGCTTGCGTCTTGCCAGTGCCGATACACTTTTAACGTGTGAATCCGTGCAAGACGGCCCATATTCCTCACATTTTTCAAGGATATTCATTATTTCACGTTCAACAATATCATCTGTGACAATAGGCCAAAAGCCATGCTCATAACGCCGCCAATAACCAAGCCCGTAGAGTGTATCTGGATGATTGTCTATCCACATGTCTCTTATATTTGGCTCAGTTAGTTGCTCATTACCGTTGCCCTCTTGCGTCTGCTGAGCTTCTTTAAGAATGCGATTAAATTCACGCTTGCCAAAGTTGAACATTCTTTGACAAATGTCTTGAAGCCGTCGCGCTGCAAAAGGCTCTTTGATTTGCGTGAGTAGTTGAAATATTTCTTTTAATCCCTCGTCTCGTTCTTGGCCTTGCAAAAGAGCAACTTCGTTTATTCTAAGCTCAATATAACTTTTTGCTCTTTTAACAACACGCTCAAATTGATCTTGCGTGCCACCTTGTATAAGCCAGTCGTTAACGTCGCTTACATGCGCAGGAAGTTTAACAATTTTTAACAATGGGCCTTGTTTACTTACTATTTGTTTTATGTTAGTTTTGCCGTCGGTATCGGGTATGAGATAGAATGTCATTTTATTCCTCTGAGAATGTGTGCAATTATATCTACTGTCCAAGCGTTTCCAAGCATCTTGTAACGCTGCGTCCTTGACATCATTCTGTTTATTCGTGTTGGATGCCGAACTAATGTATAATTATCTGGAATTGTTTGCAGCCTTTCACACTCAATTGGATGAATGTATCTTGTTTTACCATTATCGTTTATTCCAAAGCATCGCTGATTGCTATATCCTTTATAATGCGAAGCCTCTAAAGTCTGCATTTTAACATTTGTATCTTTTGAGTACTCGAAGTATTTTGTTGCGCGCCGTGCATCATGGAATATCCAATCAAATGACTTTTTTGTATAATAGAAAACACCATCCGCATTATCAATTTGTATATCGCTCCAAAATGCTTTTGTATCTATCGGTTGCATAATATTAAGCATATTTGTCCAGTACAGCCTTTTTCTATTTTGCGCAGATACCAATGCGCTGTTAATCACAATCGGTTGTACATCAAGTATTTTTGATATAATGTCTTGATACCTTTGAGACATACGCACGTTTTCTAATAAGAAATGCTGTGGTTGACAGTATTTAAGTATATCCGCAAAATCGAAAAATAGCTTACTGCGTGGATCATCAAAATTAAGCCTTTTACCAGCGCAACTGAATCCCTGACACGGACTACCGCCCATCAATAAGTCAATCGGTGGCAAGTTCCAATTTTGCCAATTGGTTATATCACCAAGCTGAATTGTATTTGGATAATGATGCTGCGTTACAGCTAATGTGTATTTATCAATTTCACTTGCAAAATAATTATCATATTTGATACCAGCGCGTTGTAATGCTAATTGACCACAACTGATACCGTCAAACAAACTTAACACATTCATTTGATGGCTTCCTTGAGTGATGCTCCGCACTCCCCGATTGCTGCCCTATCCCATTGCCCCAAAGAAATAGCATCTGCTTGTCCTTCAACAATATAAAATTCTTTTGCCTTTGGGTGATACAACCAATTATAATAAAGTTGCTTTTTACCAGGTAGATTGCGATGTGTTTTTCCTTCAATACTTCTTGCTGCAAAATATTGCACGCGCACACCTTTAATGTGAGGATAAACTAAATAGCCCTGCGGAGATAGTTTGTAACCATCACGCAACGAGCAGAAGTCAAGCCCGCTTGATGAAATAACACCTTTTGCAGAAACACCGGCTTTGAGTAAGCGCTTTCTCAACTCTTGATCTGATGCAGCAAAACCAAGCCTAGCGCGCTTGATAGTTGTGTCAAGCCAGCCTCTTGACCTGGCATATTCAAGGCATATTTTACCCTCATCACTCCATAGCCGCCTCTCATAAAAAGAGGCAACAACTTCAAGAGCATTTTCTCTTATTCGTTGTTGCTGTAATTGTTTTTTGTTCTTTCTGGATGTCTGCAAGCCAGCTCGCAAAGCAAGCTCGTCTAATGCCGTAAGAAAGTCAACTTTTTGATAGTGTTGCCACACGTCAAAAATGTCAAACTGCTTGCAGCATACAAAACAATATGCGCCGTCCGCATATATTGCCATTGAAGCATTATGATCATCGTGATCAAAGCACGTGGTTGCCTTTCCTAGCTGTAAACTTTCACCTTTTAATTCTGAAAACAGATCAATAAAAGACATTCTCGATTTTATATCATCGGTAAGTGGCATATTTCCGCCTTTGAGGATTTCCTATAAGTGTAGCATAGATATATTAAGAAGAAAAGTCAGAACTAAATACAACTTATCAGTATTCTTCCCAGCCGTGCTTTCCGCCACTCAATTTTTGGTAGTTCATCTCTGTTAGTTCGTCAAGTGAGCAATCAAACATAGCCAAAATGCTGGATGGACAAGTTAAGCAATAATTTATGAATGAGTGATTATCAATATTAAAATATCCAACAACCGAAGAATAATAACATAATTTTATACACAGTGTTTGCAGATCGCCATTATCATAATCTTGCATTTTCCGCAGTTTAACACCACGAATATATGCAACAATCCGCAAATACCACCAGTAATCGCCTAGTTCCTCAAGCATTGAATCACGGCTTACTGGAATCTCATATTTGTATGCAGCTTTCTTAACCAACTCCGTGATCTCGCCGGCTTCACCGACAAGGCCTAACAATGCTGGCATAGCATCATTGTGTAGTGGATGATCTTTCGGATACCACGTTCTAAGCGCAAATTCTTGATGTTTGTCAGGCTTCACGGTGTGCTCCTGTTATAAGTCTAATAATCGCCTTGAAAAAACCAATTGCCCAAATTGCATTGTAACTTCCATAATCGCAAACTGGACAATCCTGATGTCCTATATACACTTTTTCGCATCTTGAGCAAACTCTTAATGCGTCAATCATTGCATCACCACGGGCAGATAAATACTGTATCTGTAGCGTGATGGCAAGAACACGCCCATACACCACCAAAACGGACACCAATTCATAATTTATTCTCCATTTGCTTGATGTAGCCGACTAATGTTGCGCAGTCTTTTTCAAGCCTGCGAACATCATTTTTTAATGTTTGCTTTTCCCACAAAACAGATCTTAATGCCCAAGATAGCTCAGGAAATAACAAGCGAAAAAGCATTTTATTCAACAACTTTTCTAAAATATCATCCATCATCCCTCCAACATAAATTGTACTGTTTTACTTAGCTGCTCGCCAAATTCATTCAGGTGATACGATCCGCCTTTTGTGTTAGCAAGCCTTTTTAGAAATGCAATACCTGAACCGCCATCGCGCCCAACGTAAACGGTATTGATGTTGGCTTTCAGTGTTCTGGCAACTGATAATGCTTGCACCTCGCTGTCTGGTTCACCGTCTGAGATAACCACGATGGTCACAAATTCATTATCAACCTGCTTTGCAAATTGCAATGCGCCGGCTAGATTTGTGGTGCTTCCTATAAATTCTGGTACACCGCCCCAACACCAAACAGCATTATCAGAAAATGAAATCAGAGCAATCTTTCCAGGATTCTCTTTTTGTATTTTAATTAGCTCGTTGCAAGCCCGTGTATAACGTGATAGCTCGCCGTCATCTATAGCACTCATAGACACTGAGCTATCAAATAATACAATTAGATCAACATCGACAAACAAAGCTGCAATATTACAGCCATGCGTATCAGCTAGTGATCGTATGCTTCCCTTAACAACTTGATATGCCATAATATCCTCACATCATAAATGAAATATCTTGTGCTTTTTCAAGATATTTCATTATTGGCTTCCATTCAACAAAAATAGACTTGAATGCATCAATAACAATTTCAACTAGATACCAAATTGCATGCACGATATAATCAAGTATTTCAATCATATCCAATTCACTGTATAGCTTTCATCCGGCTTGCCTGCATCAGAATCAAAGCCCCAATATACTACCATCCGCTTACCGTCCTTTATAATGTCTTCCCAGGCTAGAATCTTAGAAACCTTGAAGCGACCAAGCGACCGCACACCTTCACAGACAACTATACCGCAATTTAGTGGACTTTTCCAACTATCTTGAGGCAATCCGCCAGTCTTTTCAATGTATAATCCAAGGCTTGCATCATATCTTGACTTTTTCTTTACATTGCTCAAAGTATCGTAAGCACGTTTAATTACTCCAAACTGATGCGCTGCATCAGGTGCTCCGTTGTGATCTGGATGCCATGTTTTTGCGGCCCTGCGGTATGCCTTTTTAATCTCTCTATCTGTTGCATCACGCTTGATTCCAAGTGCCGCGTAATGCGTGACCGTTTCAGTAGGATCAATGGGCAAATTAAAATATTCACGAAGCACACTCTCTGGAAATATGTATTTCCATTCTGTGCCATCGTGACCGGAGGCGATTCTTGTATCAGTGCCTTTATTTTTTGCACTGCCAAGATACATCAACCTGATAGCCTCAACAACAGTTTTATTTGCTTCCGACATATCGCCATTGACAACGATCTCAAAGCCGAAAAACTGCTTGATAAGTTCTATGCACGTGTCTGCATACTCAAAGTCAACCAGCCAGTAAAACCGCTTGCCATCTTTATTTGGTTTCCTACCAGAATATGGCACTTTTGCTTTGAAAGATGCTATCAGTCCGGCGTCGTATGAGAATTCAAAGATCAAGCCGTTTTTTGTGGCTGTCAACTCAGCATGTTCATTCTGCATGTCTGCGCTTCCTCATTTTATCAAATATATAATCTCCGAATACAGCGCGTAATATGGTCTCATAGATATATTCTTCATCGTCGTCATCATTATAGCCATCACGCCATAAATCCGATATGTGCTTTTTGCACATACTGATAATATCTGTAAAATCAGGATTTTTTACAGGCTGTGGTTGAGGGAGTAAATTTGCATTTTTTCTTCGCTCAAGTTCTGCTTCTAGTTGTCCATCCGTGAATTCATTTAACATTGTTATCACATAACCTTTAATCATTCAAACATTGGGCGAAACCACGCCTGCGGAAATGTTTCATCAATATATTCTAACGCAATCTTCTTTGCAGAAATCCATAAAACTGTGATTATCATTGACGGATAGCTGTCAATTGAATCGCTCCAACGATTTGCCATAGATTTTGTTAGATCAGATTCTTTAAGCAATTTGATAACTTCATCTGTTTGGTCATCGCTCAATCCATTTTGGATTAACATTTTACGTATTTTTTCTTCAACTGTCATTGCCTTCACCTCGTATAAAAATATACTTATATCTTAACAAAAAGCAGGTAATTTATCCAGTGACAAATTACCTGTTTATGTATGACAAATCATTATGTTATTCTCAAACTTCCTTCTGGCATAACTTTGAATGGGTCTTGAGCTACATTCAGCGTATTTTGAGCATCGTCAAATGTGTGTTGCGCTTGACGTAACACGGGATCACGTGACATTGCTTCTCTCCAAAGTTTCTTATCAAGTTTTGGTGTTTTCGGTACAGTATAAGCAGCCTTGCCAGCATTTGTTTTCACCTCGCGCTCTCCAAGCTCAGTAAGATGAAGGCCAATCGTAGCACGCGCCGCTTTCTGTACCTCTTTATAAGACACTACATAACCAGCAATCTCTTTATAAAGCGCAATTGCTGATTCAACATCTTTGTATTTCAGCAAAATCTGCATCAATTCATTCGGGGATTGCATTTTTATCCTCCTCATTCAAAATACCATCTACATAATCAAGCTGCTCTTTGTCCTGTGGAATCTTTCCATTATTTGCCTCGATCACAGCTTCTTCGCCGTGGTCTTCAATCAGAGATCGCGCCAATTCAAGCTCCTTGACAACCTCTTGCCAGGGCCGTCCAGAGTCATTACATTGTTTGATAATCTTGCCGCCAGTCTCCGCGCCATACTTATCAATTAGCATAAGTATATCATCTGGCTCAAGTTTCTGCGGAATGATCTTAACGCTTTCCGCTTCAACAAAGGCTTTCTCAGCATTAAGCATCTGTGGCGGCAATTCCTGAACAGCATATACAGGCGTTTCAAATACATCGCCCGCCAAAACCTTATGCGCCAGACTGATTGCCATATAGAATAAGTGATTGCGCGGATATTGCCGCCAATTAGGACGATTCCATAAATCAGCCTGTATAGCATCGTCTTTTGTGAAGGTTACGGGTATCTCAGATACCCATTCACCCAACCTCTTGCTATATCTATATATGACAACTGTGCATAGCTCATTAGTCCACTCTGTAACATCATAATCATATTTGTCAGCGCGCCGCCTGATCTGAGCGGCAATCAATTTACCATCCAGTGCCACCCCGCCACTACTGACAATGTATAGGCTCTTTGACCACACGAGACTAAACGGCATGCCATTTTCTAAACACCATAAAAACTTTTTCTGTTGCTTCGTTGCCCTTTCAAGCTGTTTTGTAATATCCAGCGCTCTTTCATTAACAATATTAGTTGCAAGATAATCAGGTTTTACTGGTACAATATCACTCATTTTCTTTACTCCTATCGTTGATTGCAAAATACATATCACACCATAGCCCGAAAATTGAACGCCATTCTCCGATCATGCGTTCAGATATACCTTTAACTTCTGTGGTTTCGTCCTCGAACATTGCTAACCACATCATAAAAGGCTCGCCGCCACAGTACATACCCAATCTCTGAAATGTCTCGTGGCCCATCCCAGGGAAAGCCAGAAAGATTCTTTCGAGATCGCCAACCCGAATCATATCACGTTTAGGCATTAAAACCTTTGGCTTGCTTCTGTCGGTTTTGCATATTCCTATGACGTGCTCTTCAAAATATGAATCATGCTCACAGAATGAAACAATTATACCGTCACGCTGTATTGATCTGAGCTTCGCCATTACTTTGTAATACTCCCATTTAGTAACGCCACGCCCATCTGTGATCACCTTTCTATTTTTGTTGAATCTTAAAACTCCGGTGATCACTAAATATGATTCCTGCGTTAGCTTGATTAAACGCTGCAATTCATCATCAAGCCTACCCTCGGCAAGCGTGCCCAATAGATCATCAGGTGTTTTGCGCTCAATTGCGATAATAGCGCCGTCGTCACAAATCAACGTGTAGTCAATCGACTTTTTATCTTTATTTATGTTTGGTGGGGCATCAAGCCCGAATTGCAAAGCACGACCCCATGATGGCTCATTGCACGCGGTTGAAACCGCTATAATATTTGGCATATTACAAAAAGGGGAGAGTTATTAGCCCTCCCCTTCGATCACCTCCCTTTTTAGGATTCCAGAATCGCCTTGATGTCCACATCCTCAACTGACGCGCCGAAGGCATTAATGGCGGCTTGAATTGCCTCAACTGCTTGCCCTGCGCCGTGAAGTGCCCTTACAATATTGAGCACTGGCTCGCGGTCATCTGCGGCGTTGCTTTCATCCGTATCCATATCATCATCTGTTTGACGATAGAGCTTGCAAGCCTCTCCGCATTTCTCTTGGCGATCATCCCCATTAAAAACAGTGAGGAAGTTTGCCGCCGTGCGGTTTTTGTAAATCGGCTTATCGTTCTCGTCAAGCTCATTTGATTTGTACCTAACTCCGGTTGGTTTATCTTCCAGTGCAACAAATCCGCCATTCATAGCGTCAAAAGCTGCGTCATCCTTGAGGCCAGTAGCCTTAAAGATAGACGGACGCACAAATCGCACCCAATCGCCAGAATCAATAGAATATGCACGCTCATACACACCATCCCAGTTCATTTCCATAACCGGAAACACGCGCACAATCATACAATTGCTTCCGCGTTTGTGAACACTTGGATCGTAAGGCACTGCCCCTTGACCCTTCACAAATGCCATTTTACCAAATTCAAGCTGGCACTCACCAAATACACGGAACGGTTTCTGCTCGCGCTCATCGCTATTTCCTGCATTTCCCCACTTACTCATAATTTTTCTCCATCAGTTTGATAATCAAAATATAATTGACGCCAATTTCCTCAACTTCCTCAACTGTATATTCACGGCTAAACTCAAGCCGTTTTGCTGGTTGAAGAACCAACGCTGTCTCATAGCCCATACAACTCCCGCGATCTTTTGCGGGTTCAAGGCCAAGAATTTTCACAGTTTGATGATTTGTGAAAACTTCTACCGTGGAATTTTTGACCATCTCCATTGCCTCTTGGTGGGTCAAGGTTGCCCGCTCAAAAACGCCATCCTCTAGCAAAAGAGGACTTGATAAAATCGCCAATTTACCCTTCATTTGATACCTCCATATTTTTTTTGATGCTTACATTTTACCACTTATCGCCATATAATAAAACTAGCAATCATCACGTGATTGTTAGTCATTTGTCACATACCATTTTTCAGGGAATCCCGCCGCAATCCAATCTTCAAGAATTGCATCGGTATCAACCACATATTCCCAATCAACTTGAATGATCTCGCCTGTCTCTTGATTGCGTTCAATAACTGGTTCAACACCAACGTAATCATTCAATCTATATAATGTGGTAATTACTGCGCGATGGTCAAGCTCAAATAGCTTTGACTTGCGTGCAATTTTTTCTGAAATAACAATTTCAATACAAGTCAAATAGAAATGATCGGCAATGCCATCAACGACGCGCCCAGTTTCCAACGCTGGTATATCTGTTTCAACCCGTGCGCGATCTAGCATTGCCAGACCAAAACGCGCTTTTTGTTTATGTACCACAAAATTATTATTATCCGCTGTAAACTTAACTGTAAACTCCATTTTATTTACCTCCATAGATTAAAGTAATCCTTTTCTTGATCTTGCAATTATTCAGTGCAAAATCAAGAAAAAGAGAGGGGTTTTAACCCCTCATACAATTTCCCAGGCGGCCTCTTCATATCCTGGCAATTGACGAATAACATCACTATGAAACCAATCAATTATAGATTTTGCTTCCGAGTTTTCCCAATTGGGCGATTCAGACGTTTGATACTCATAGCAGTTAAACGCTTTGAGTATCTGAATTGGTGAATAAAATGCAGACTCATCAAATACAAAAGTGTGAATCCCATCATTCCTACCATATCTATGATTGTATGCTTTCATATTTTCATTCAGTAAAATGTGACCAGTCTCTTGTGATGTCTGATCACGACATTCTCCATTATGATAATAATGAACAAAACCATCATTACTGAGTGCCTCAAGAACTAAAGCAGAAATATGTTTGTCCGATACTACGAAAACTGACATTTCAATCCTCCTAAGATAATTTTTCACTCTCACAATTCTACAATCTACATTATAGAATTGTGAAAGGGGAAAATATCCCCTAAACTTTCAGTTTTTCAACAACGTCTAATGTTTTGATTACCTCAAAAAGCATGCCCTGTGCTTGTTCAAGATTCTCAATCTTGATGCACGTTACCGATCCTTTTTGTGTGCTATCATCTTCCTTAAACAGATTGTCAATCTCCACACCTATACCTTTAGTTAACTCTCTGATTGCCTTGTTTCTATTCATTTCAATCCTCCTGTGTGTGTTTCTCAAATCTAGCTATATCTTACCATGCTTTATACACTTGTCAATAGGCAAAACGTAAAACTATAGAAAATAGTGACATTTGTCATATCTCATAAGCAAAATGTCATAAAATGCTTGACAAAGACGTAAATCATGGTAAGATATGTATAGATTTGAGATACAGGAGAAAACGAGATAACAACACACAAAAGATTTATAAAAGACATAAATTAAAGAGCATCGAGATCAATTATGAGAGTCGTTTAATTGCTCTCGTAGGAATGCCAGGCCAAGTAAAACAGGCAGTTAAAAAACCGCTTGATGCTGAAATCGGATTAACATATTCACCTATCAGCATTTCAGAATGTGCATATCTGGAAATGGAGTAAATAACAATGAATAACACAGTATCAATCAAACAGCTACGGCAAATTTTATTTATAGTCGACGATCAAGGCATGAGCATAAGGAAATTACGAAAAGCCCTGTTTGACATTGGAAAAACTCAGAAAACTAAAAACATCTCAACTGATAAACCACTCAATTATAATGAATGGTCAACTCTGATGATGGAGATAGCCGTATAGCCGTTTCTGAGTGTGTATATAATGGAAGCACATTATACACCCAGAAACGGCTTAAAATTGATTTTTGAGGGATACAGAGACAATGAGCAGACATCCAGACAGGTTAGAGATAAAAGCAAAACAGTGCATTGTCACAATGACAAAATACGGATTTCTGGTTGAATCACCAAGCAAAAAAAGCTATCTGGTTCACATGGTAAACCAGCTTCCTATTTGTTGTTGCCAGTGGAAACAGTATCATCAAGGCAAATCCTGCTCACATGAGATAGCTGTCGAGCTATGGATGATGCAAGCCGGTGGATACAAGGCATATTTGGTTGAATCAAAAGAACATGCACAGAAGCAGCATAAAAAGTATTGGAAATGTGAAGATGGCATTTGGTTTGTTCTGAGAAAAGACGCTCCAACAAAAATGCCAAAAGTGATTAGTTCTTTCTAACTTTCAATCTAATCCTTTTTTATCCTTCTAGCTTCTCCTTTATTTATACATGAAAAATAAAATAAAATAAAATAAAATATATATATAATAATATGAACGCAATCATACACCAATAGTACACTAAATGCTGCATTAGAAAAAGCTGAACGTCATATCGGTTTATGACATACGTCATTTGAGTTTTAAGCAGTTTCAGGTTATCATAATTATGGAGCTTGGTTCTGTGGGAGATGGGAACTGAACGCGCCGGGACAAACGGATAATTCAGAGTTGGGCTGGTATAAAGGGGATTCCAGCAACACAACCAAGCTCCATAATTATTTGAATTTTAGTTTATATTTAGCAAGGGAGTATTTGAAATGAACAAAAAGGGAATCATCCGCAAGGTACGAAAAAACGCGCGAGGTCAAACGGTGTATTTCTCGCAGTCCGAGGGATACATCATCAAAGCCGGTGAACTCCGCCCGCTTCCCGGCGAGGCCACCCGCCGCACGCTGGGCGGATACAATGGAGCTGGGTTCAGTGTTTCTATCGAAACGTACCTCGACAAAATTGCTAACCGGGAACTCGTCGACTTTTCCCCAGCGGCGAACGCGCTAGGGATCGACCACAAGGCGCTCCCCGCGTTTTTGCAGGCGGCGGGCTTTGGATACTAACCACCAAAAGTTCCGCAACTTCGCCGCCAGAATCGCCGCCAATAGAGGAGAGGCTTTAGCTTCTTCTCTGTTGGCATTTCGTAAAATTTTCATCCAAGAAAAACGGGACTGGTCAAAGTCAAATGCTCCGCGTATCGGTTGGAAACGTGGGGAATTGTTTGAATTTATACAGGCCATTCTCGCAAATGGAGATTGGCGTTCGGAATGGGGCGATGTCGGTTATTACGTCGCTCAGGCCTGGGGCTGGTTGTGGTGGGTTTATGCTACGATCACGCCTGAATCAATCATAAAAAGCGCGTGTCTGAAATTTGAAAAACGCGCAAGAGAAGAATAAAGGAGAAGAAAAATGTTGATCTGTGAAAATTGCGGATGGCACGGAGATGATACTCAACTAGTAGCGTTAACAGATAAACCAGACGATCTTGATTTTTGGTATTGCCCAGATTGCGGCTGTACTGAATTTGAAGAGGAAGAGGAGGAAAGCAATGTGGGGAATTGAATTTAGGAAAGACACAAGCAATAGTTTAATTTGCGCATCAGCGGTTTTTGAGTTACGTACTTATGGCAGCATGGGCATAGAATACAAAGAAATGCGTGTGCGCTGGCATCCAGATATTGGAATTGCTATTGATGAAAGAGACGATGACAATTTTAAGTGCATCAAGAATCATGCGGAGCCAAAAGATGTTGAAGATATACTCCCAAAGAAAAATGATTTCGGATATGACTGGACATACGCAAACTTTGTATTAGCAATGACATTTTTTGGAGAAGGCTATAAATTGGGCAATGAAATCGGTTATCGCCGCGGATTAAAACAAGGGAGATTGCAATGCAACAGGTAACATTTAACAGTGTATGCGCACAAGGAACGATTAAGAACGGCCTCAGTCTAGGCCAATACTCAAGAGGCCGTCACACACAACATCCGCACCAAATAAATTGGGGAATTGGTAATTGGATGGTTGGAAACGGCGTAGAGCATTACGCCAATGTTATCCAGCGGCAGGACTTCAATCGCCTGTCAGAAGGCAATGAGGCAATTGCCTTGTATTATACCGCGCTTGGTCTTTTGCTTGGGCCTGGCTATCACGATATTCGAGGATTGACTCTCGGCTTGCCAGTTGACATATATACAGATGACGAAAAAGCAAAACGCACAATGCGCAATGTTGGAAAATTCCTGAGAGGCGAACATTCATTTATGCTTGACGGTGAAGAAATTACCATAAATGTTCAGAGTATCGCCAAGTGCCCTCAGCCAGTCGGAGCTTACACCACATTTCTATACCAGCAACGACAATTTCCAGACGGCCAAATGTGGGCCGTCGCTGATGGTGGATTCAACACGCTGGATGTGTTTGCAGTTGCGTATATCGCAGGTCATCCACGAGTGTATCATAAATACACCGCTGGAACTAACCTGGGTATGGCTGAGGCTTGCCGTCATTTTATGCAATCGTTCAAACAATTAACAAGCAGGGACATTACTTTACAGCAAGCTGATATGTACCTGCGTGAAAAGAAGCCAGAAGTAACATATATTGATCACGGCACATTTGATCTTACATCAATAAAAAATGTTGCATTAGAATCACTTTCCAGTCGTGTGATTACTTTTTTGCGTAATCAGTGGGGCGAACCATTGCCTTTTGCAGGACTGATTTTTGCTGGTGGAGAATTTGAGGCACTGGGTCAGCACGTTGTGACCAAATATCCAGGTGCATTTGTGTTGGATGATCCAGTTATGGCAATTGCTACAGGGCTGTATTATCAATCTACGATGGTTAAATCATGGAAGGGTGGCTTGGTTGTTGGCCTTGATCCTGGGTTTGGAGCAATCAAGGCCGTCACAGAATGAAAATAAACAGCCGTGTTTTGTTTGACGTTGATCACGTGCTAGATGATCAGGTATTCAATACGTATGAACTGTTATGCCTCATCCACGACGGGCATATAAAACCAGGCTCAATCATACGTAGAAACGAGATTGAATACACTGTTATACGTTGCAATTATCAAAAATACCGTGGTGAATTCTATGCAATTTTCAGTGATACTACAAAAGAAGTTTACAGAGCACAGGAATTTCAGTTTGAGAAATTGAAATACAGACCTATAGTACTTTAGTCCTATATAACATAACGTTACAGTTTTGTAAATACTGCAAACTCGTTGTAAATATTACAAAAACCGTGGTATAATGTTTATAGATGAGGGCAAGAGAGTGACCAGAAAAAAACAGACGGGGATTCGTTAGCAGCTAATCCCCCCTCTTCAAGAGTCACACAAACCAGAACAGTGGGTAAACCATAGAGTGATAAGAAAATGCTTGTAAGTTCTAGCTTGTGTGATTCTTGAAGGGGTTTAACAGCCCGTAATTAGCTCAGCAGGGAGAGATTGAAATGTTAAAATCACTTTGGAAGGAAATCTTTGGAAATCTGGGGGCATTTTTTTGCTCTCGGTATTATCGACGTGAAAGCAGATTGAAACCCATCTGCAAAAAACTTGGTTGGGGTTTTTACTTTCTTCAGATGGGTTTTAAGAGGCCCACTGATTAGATCATAGTTCTCTCCTGCGCACACACTGATCGAGTGCGCGCAGGGCAGAGCGATGAACGCTCATCCGGGAATCATTCAGCCTGACCCGGCAGGTAAAAGGGAGAAATTGAGATGGATGAAATACGAGAATGCGCAGATGGACTTTTCACACTCAGGACAAACAGAAATTACAAGTGCATAGCGCAGAGCGGGGAAAAATGGGTCGCGGGAACGTTCGACGAAAAACGAGGGCAATTCTGCGACGGAAGAAACTTCGCCCGCGGAATGTCAAAACGATCCCTCTTGTCCGCACACACGCGAAGATTCAGCTCGAAAACAGCAGCAATAAAATGGATGCTTGACTGATTCTTAGTTCTCTCCTGCGCGCACACAGTGCGAGTGCGCGCAGGGTAGAGCGATGAACGCTCATCCGGGAATCATTCAGCCTGACCCGGCAGGTAAAAGGGAGAAATTGAGATGTTAAACATCTTTTGTGCTGACTGCGCAAGCCATATCTTTATCTCATCCGTTCCCATTGAGTGCTGCCCCGTTTGCGGTGCAGAATTCGATATCAGAGATGAAGAAAGTATACCCAGTTTTGTAGGTAGTGTCAGCGTAATCGCCACCATTAACATAAACCTCTTCACCGTCACCTGCCGCCTGCAAACGGCAGGGGGGATGATGGGGAGGCTAAGCATAGCCTCCTACGAAGACAGCTTCAGGGAATTGGCCCCTAACCGAAACGCGCTCGGCTATGCAGCCGATCGCGCACATGAGCTCTGGCATATTTTGCTCAAGCTCCAGGAGTGGACACCTGGAATAGTAATTCCAGGAGTAACATTCTCACTCCCATCAAACGAGTAACCCGCCCCAGTGGTGCAAGGCGGGGAATGAGGAGAAAATGAAACATTATCAAATTAAAGTCACTCCAACAATAAATGCACTGCTACGGATAACTGGCAATCGTATCATTGCCACAACGAATGAGATGTTTAGTCAGAATGAGTGCATTGTGGATTGCGAAACATTTGAACGCATTGTTGAGAATGTTTCAGTAACAGTAACAAAAGTTTTCAAAAAGGAAAGCAATATATGAAAAGAACAATAAATAAATCAGTTAGACTGTCAATCCTACGCAAATTAAAACGCAAAGGACTGCTAGAAGGAAAAAGCCTACGCGATCTAGGAAAGCTATTCGGAGTACATTTCTCTCAAATTTCACGTGATATGAAAGACCTGCCAGCACTTGAAGCCGAATACAAGCGCGTGAAAAAGATGTTAAAAGAGGATGCTTAATCGCATTCTCTTTTTTTGCTTGACAAATATATCAAATTATATATACTTACAACATAACATATATCAGGATATATAAACATGAGAGTTTATTTTGACTTAGCTAACGATCTTGTCGATTGGTACAAATCGCAAGAGAATAAAAGAACGGCCTTGAATAATGCAATCAGAGCAGGAAAACAAGGCCAGAAAGACGAAATTATGCTTGAGCTTGCAGAAATAAAGTGCATCCTGCAAAACAAGATGATCATTTCGGCTGATGAAGAACCGCCACAAAGCGACTTCTCACTTGACGGTTTTGAGTCAATGGCCGTCATAGACAATGACTGACTAAAAGTATATATGTGCCCCTTGCAAAAAAGAATGCCATTTTTAACACTTTAGACATAGGCGCACTTTCAGACATACAACACAGGAACGTGAAAATGGATACAAAAGAAACCTATTTAATAGAGTTCGCTCACAATATTATTGCCAGCCTGACTGATCCTGAGATTTGCGGCAGGAAGAATATTGTTGCGCGCCCGATCAATGGCCGGCTTGCAGAAGTCACGCCGGGGCCACGCGCTGGCGCTGTCACATTACTGGATACAAATTACAGCAATCATCTAATAGAAACTTTCAGAAAACACGATGGCTTGTTAGCTCATAAGCTTTTGCCAAACAACTGGAAGAGAAAAGTAGATCATGTTTCTGTTTATGGCTTCCGTGGCTGTGTAAGGGTCGAAGCGGCTTGGCCTAAGGCTATGCAAAAAATGGATGTTACCGTTTCGCTGAGTCGCATTGACAAAAATCCTTACAAGAATGGTAGATTTCTAATTGGTAAAAATGAGCGTGGTGCGGACATCACGCTTGGCCTAGATGACGTGACACCAAACTTTCTTTTTGCCGGTCTGACTGGAAGCGGCAAAACCTGGGCTATGCGCTCGGTGATTGGTCAATTGTCACGTTACATAGACACGCAAACAATATTGATTGACGGAAAATATGGCGATGGGCTTGGTTGTTTGAATGGTATCCGGGGACAAATAGGGCCTCTTGCTGTGGACATCGAAAACGCAAAAAACGCACTGGCTTGGGTGATCAATGAGATGCACACCAGATATACAAAAGTAGCACATCTGACACCACAGGCCAGAAAAGCAACTTTTGATGAAATGTCACGCATTGTAGTAGTTATTGATGAAGTGCAAGAGTTCACAAACGATCTTGCTGCCGCAGCAATGATTAGTAAGTTGGTTTCTCAGTGCCGTGGTGCAAAAATTTATTGCTTGATTGGCACACAGCATCCACGTCAAGATGCTTTTGGTGATACGAGCGCCAAGCGTAATTTAGTAGGCAGGATCGTGCTACTTGTTGAAGACGAAATCGCATCTCACGTTGCGCTTGGCTCCTGGACTCCGAAGGCACATGAGGTACTACTCGGAAAAGGGGATGCTTATGCAAAAGTGCCTGGCGCAATTCAGCGCGTCCAGACCGCTTACATTCCAGAAGATGACCTGCTTTCTTTGGTTGGTGGTCAACCGCTACTAAAAGAATGGCCGTTGTTCAATCCAGACATTCTGGGATTCTATCCTGAGAGGATGGGCCGTCCGCCAGTGCTTTTTACTATGCAAGAATTGGCAATTTCCGCAAGGTGCGCATCATTAAATGAACGCCGCATTATACTTGATAGACACCTACAGAAACATACCGGAAAAAGTATGGGCGTTCCAAGATTGCGCAAACTCTTAGAGAAAGGTAAAGAACTTGATGCAGAGTTAGGAGTATTAAACTATGGAGGCGAATAATGATTAAAGCAATTGAGACGGTTTATAATGGTTATCTGTTTCGCTCACGGCTTGAGGCACGATGGGCCGTGTTTTTTGATTCGCTTGGGATTAAATATGATTACGAGCCAGAAGGGTTTGATCTTGGCAACGCCGGCTATTATTTGCCTGATTTTTTAATAGACAATGGAGAATGTGAATGTTATATAGAAATCAAACCAAAAAAATTGTCTAAGATCGAAATTGCAAAATTACAAGCATTAGATAACTCGCTAATCAATCCTGGCGATCCATTATACGCAACATCTTTAGTTGGCACGCCAAATTACGATATAATTAATAATGAATTCATATATATTTGTATATTAAATTGTAAATCAGAGAAACTTTTTCGCTTCGCAGTTAGCTGCGCACGACAAGCCCGATTTGAACACGGGCAAGTAGGCGCGCCATCTCAGTGGAGAAAGAAATAATGGCAAGAATATTTGATCGACCGTCAGAAAGGCAAACTAAAGAAAGTGAGCTAAAGCGTCCGCTTTCTCAAGCATTTGCTTTAATAATGATTCGCATAACAATAATTGCTATATTTATTTTAGAAATAGCCTTAATTGGCAAGGCCAGCGGATTTATTATTATTGTGGTTGTATTTGTCGCACTTTATCTTGATCGTGAATTTAGGCTTGGTATCAAGAAAGCATTAGGTAAAATGTGGTATGCAAAATGTGTTTTTGCAATAGCAATAGGTGTAATTTTAGTAGTGCTGGCTGTCACTGGACACTGGTTTAATTTAGCGTATCATATTACCAGCCAACATTATATTGATCTGCCACGTCGGAGATTGATAGGCAACTGGACTTTGTGGACACGCATAATTTTAATTATTGGCTTGCCGCTTTGTGCGTCATTACCACTTAGAGTATTAGATTGGGTAATGCAAATAGAATTGCAACGCCCCAATCTACGCAATGCACCCGCGCAGCGGCAATCGGTTGAAGGTATTAAGACTCCAACAATGGGAATAATGCACGCTCCAAAACCATCACAAACAACTATTATTCAGCAAGCTGGGCAACCACAAAAAAACAATGTTGCGGTTACACCTCAAGACTCAACTCAAATTGATCTATAAGTGCTATATTATTCTTCTTTGTCTTCCAATTGCGCTGGGTCAATAATCTCCACAATCCTGCCATAAGTTATTACTGGAAACACAGACACCGCACTTTCTGCAAGTAGCACGATTTCTTTAGATGTCAAGGTTAATTGACCATCACCATCAATCGCGGCTTGGATACGCATTGACAATCTAAACCGTGTCAATTTTTTATTTCCACTTTCGTCTTGCTCACCACCAAGATTGATGCAGCGCATCAACGCCTCGCCAAGTGTAAAATCCTCTGTTTGTTTTGATTCTGTGGATACTGAAATTTGCAAAGGCGATCCATCATAATCCAATAAAGCTATTTTTAAGTTAATTATCATTCTTTTCTCCTAAATTGTAATGTAGCCGCTTGGTAAACTGATACCGCCGCCATCGTCCGTACAAGTTGCCAGAACATAAACGCCTGTACCCGGATCATTATGTTCTGCTAGTGTTCCAAGTTCAGAGAACGTCACATAATCCCATTGATATATATATAATGTATATCCATCTGGCGGAGTGTCTGCTGAGATTATACCAGATGTTACGCTAATCCCTGTTGGCTTTGGCGGAATATCAGTTCTTATGTGTGGATCATAGTAACGTTCCGCCATATAGTTCCAACACGTGTTGATTGTGTTCTGATCAACCACATAACCAAATGCAGCATTAAAAAATGACGCACACCAAAATTTTCCATTTATTGAGCCATTATCAATTAACAAACGCCGTGCATCTCTGTCAGTCACAGACAATAATAATTCTAACAGACTACCAGAACTTGTGCCGCCATCGACTAACCCCGTAGCAGCAATTTTAGCAAATTCATCTGACATAACTCCAACTGGCATTTTATACCTCCATTCCTAACATTCTCAATTTAGATTCTAATGTATTTATACGCTCATACAGTTGCCGTACCGCGTCAATAGTCAGCATTTGCAACTGTTTCGTAGCTACAAAATGATGACCATCATCATTATAATGCACAATCCCAGCGCGTTCGAGAACTGGACGCGCATAGTCAATCCATTGCCCGAACCTTTTTCGAATCGCGTGTCCATCTGGAACCAATGACGCTCGCAGGCCGTGCAATAGCAGCCCGTCGTCATACTCATCCCAGGCGTTTTCATTGACGACTGTATCCAGATATAGGTCCCCATCTTGAGCAAAAACAGCGATGGCACGGTCTGCCCCTGAAACACGACCTTTTAATACCCATAAATTTTCGCCAGTTCCAACATTTCCATATGATGTGCCTGATTTTTTTCTGACAAAATGAGTAATAGCCCCAATCGCATTCGTACTTTTTGCAGTTGAATCAGTTGTATAATATGCCAAAAATGATAAAGCTATTATGCTTTCGGTATAGCCCTGCGTTTGAATTCCGCCCACGCCAGATGAAACTTTTTTCATGACGCCGTAGGTGTCTGTTTCTGTGAGCGCAGTCATCCCATGCGCTACATCCGACGACTTCAATGCTAGTATCTCATTATCATTTGCGCCCTGATTGAGCGTTAGCCCCCGTGTCATAAATGAATTTGTGGTGTCATTCACGAATATCAAGTTATTTGTTGTTACATAATCGGTGTCAATTTCACAGTAGCTATTTCCACCCCCATCGCTGCTAATAACTTTCAGGGTTGCCGCATTACTTGCATCATTTGCTTGCAATGAGGTTGTGGCAACATGTCCGCTAACTGCGTTTGACTCTATTTCAATCCAAGTATTTTTTGCTGTAAGAGCAGCCGCAGTTAATTGAACATAATTTGTAAACAGAGGAGTTCCAACCACGCGCGCATACAAGCTACCCAGAACCGTTGTGCCATCCAGAATTGTATAAGCGCGTGTTCTGGCATACGCAGCACCAGAAATAACACTAAATCCATTTGTATCAATTAGTGAATTGCCACCGCCAGCCGTTACCGTCCCCACAATATCAATATTGCCAGCCGGTGAAGCCTGGAACGTTGCCACATTAGCTGAGTCGTAAATGGTCAAGCCGTCCACGCTATTCCATTCCATTCTTTCTGTAGATGAGCTATCACCGACCCACAACACACCAGCCCCATCCACTCTAAACCGCGTACTGCTATTACCATTGATTGTAATGCCAGACGATCCGCTAACAATAACTACATTAGTTAGCCCTGATGTATCGCCAATGTACACTACGCCAGGCTGAATTAACACTCTGCGTGTAGGCGTACTATCATACATCTCAATACCAGTAGCCAGAATTTTTGTGTGATAGCTGGTTGTTATTCCTAGTGTCCAGGATGACGATGTTAGTTGACCAAGCAAAGTCGCCGCGCTATAAAACCGCATCCCGTTTGTAGCATCAATTGTCAGATGGTTATAATCATTACTCCCAAGCCCTACGCCGTAGGTAGTAACTCCATATCCGTACACACCATCAAGATTTCCAATAGCCCAGTGTTCAGTCCAGTCGTTATAAGTACTTGAGTTTCGCACGTTTCCAACAATCGTAGGCCCCACAGTTCCACTTGTCACACCAGAATACGAATATAGATCAATGAACCCGTCTCCGGTTGTGCCAGTATTAAATATTGCATCGCCAGCATACCAGGTATTTGCCCCCGATCCATCAAGATTACGTGTGACCTGATAGAGATATGGCCCAACGCCAACTGGCCCGCTAGTAATCGCCATAAACTCGACTTTGCCAGCAGCCTCCATATACACTCTGTCGCCGGACGCCATCTGATTGTGTTCAACATAGATTTGTGTCGCAACAGCAGTCAGGTCAATTGCTAGCATAGTTGTCGGGCCCACAAGTATGCGCCCGCCGATAGTCGCGATTGTGTTTTGTGCGACTAGTGTTTCAACCCACAACTCAGCGGCATGAAGCGTTAGGTATTTCTTGCTTAAGCTACCGAGATTTATGTCATAGTTATAGCTGGGACTCATGTCGTTTCCGAGAGGGTTAATGATTATGTCCCCAGACGGCTGAATTGTTAAATTGCCAGATGTTGTAGTTATAGATTGCGCACCCACAAAGTCTAAATCTGCATCAAGTTGAATGTCAGCTTGAAATGTATGTGAAGCCGTCCAAGTAAATCCGTATGCTTGATTCACCGCCACGCTATTGGCGGCAACACTAATGCCATTGCCAGCACCCACATTAAATGTACGGCTTCCCGCAATTGTGCCACCGCCAGTTAAACCACTTCCGGCTGTGAGCATAACACTTGTATGATTGATGTGTTCGTTGGCTACAAAGCCTGTTAGCGAATCGTGATTCACCAAATCAGCCCCGCCCACCTCGTGACTTGCCGCGTGTGCCAGTGGTGTTTGACCGTCGGCAAGCAAACCCGACAAACCAACAACATCTATTTCATCTGCGCCGCCATTTTCATGAGTGCTTGCATGTAATGGTAGGATACCTGTTATATCAGCAGAAACCAAAGCTCTGAATGTGGGCGTTCCAGCACCACCAGCCGCAGGCCCGGCAAATACAGAATTTTGTGCTTGACTGTCTAGCCCCAACTCTTGAATATTGAGTGATAAAACCGTATCTGCATTGACATCAAGTGTTACCGCAGTGTGATGTGGAGATGAATCGCCAATTGCAGTATGCCGCGTGACGTTCAAATATTGTGTGTGGTCATCATCAGCAAGGCCAAGTAATGAGCCATGATCAGTCGTTCCGCCAGGCGTTGGAGCGGAATACAGAATTGGGCGCAGCCAACGCGCCAATTGATGAATGGTCATTCCCTCAGTGATTACTTTCAAAGTTTAGGCCTCACTGTACCATTTTGATCTACTTCAATTCCAGTTACTAATACATCGCGTGGGTCTGCAAGCCATGCCGTTGGCTGTACAGGCGCAAAAGTATTTGAAATATCTCTGTAAATTCCAGGTTGTAATAACCACGGATTTATAGCCTTGCGTGCCCTTTGATCTGAATAGAATTCACCGTTGTAAATAAATCCGCTAATCTCAGTGTCTATTTGCTCGTATATGAGATTGCGTTCAAGATCAATGTACACACGCCACGGAGCACTATTGCTATCCCCAACCTCAGCCATATCCTGTAAGATGTTCCAACAGCGCGCCGCCGTTGGAGTTGTGCGTTTAACCTGCGTTGTATTTGTATTGATTGTGCCAGATGAAATAAACTCTAAATCTGTGCCTATTATGTTGCTTACCCACGCACTTGCATTTCCTGTTGCATCGTCTGCTGCGGTTACATACCGCCAATTTGCGGTGAACGCATATCCGAATATCTTAAAATCTAATTTTGCAGCATTTGATTGTTTTGCAATTCGTGTTGGAAGTGGAGTAGCCCAAGCCATTCTTTGCAAGAATGTATCAGCTTTGTATCCAGCTGTAGTGGATGAAATTTGTTCTCCGGTGATGATTTCTTCTTTTCTGCCGAATTGCTTTATGCTTTCATCATCAATTGTAAATGTGGTTTCTGCTTGTGTGTCGGATGTATTTATGTAGGTTACTTTGACTGCATTAGCCAGATCATCTAAACTTCTGCGTCTAGTAATGCCGCCCGTGGTAAGCTCCATTTCGTACATCAGCCCTTCCCACGTCTTTTGCCCTACTGCCTCCTCGATGTGATAGGCCAGATATGTATTAAATATATTTGACAAATAATCTAGCGAGCCGTACAAAGTACCATTACCCTGCCACGATCCAGCAGAAAGGTCAATCGACCGCCGCCAGGATGTGGGAGCAATTGTACCAACGAAGGCTTGGCCTAATGCAATTGATTGAAAAACACGCAAATTCACTTATGCGCTCCTGTATGATTTCCAGCGCGGATAATATTCTATTGTCAAGTCATAAGTATTAAAAACACTACCCGCCGCGTCTTGCAAAATTAAATAACTCGTTCCCGTTGGTAGATACCATTCATTTTGAGCAAATATGTATCCGCTATCGTCTGGTGCGGGAGAAGCCACGCTTGTATCAAAATATACCATCTGCATATCATCATTTTCGAGTGTATAAACGTCAATTTGACTTGTAGGCGCGGATATATTTTGCACAGGAGCAACGACATGAGAATATGGCACAAGTGCCAGAGTATCAATACTTAAGACATCTGTGCCGGACGTACCGCTGATGTGTTCAGCCCATACCTCAAGCGCATATCGTCTTAATCCGACTGTAACCGATTCGCCTCGCAGTGTTTTTGGTGGCATTTGAATAGTGCCCATATTAACAGTTGTCCAACTGGATGAAGTTACATATCTGCCCTGCGATCTCATCTTTGAGCTATTATCTTCGTACCCACTGCGTAATTCAACATATACAGTTGCACCAGCGGTTACTTTATACCTCAAAATGACTAGGTATCTTCCAATATAATCATCAGGATTAAATGGGTCAACATCTTCTTGTTTGATCCACCAGCGACGCGCTAAAGAGGCCGTGCCAAATGTAACATCACGCCGCCGGCCTGTACCAGCCCCGAATTGCTCAGGTGAGGCCGTTGCGTCAACAGTCGATGCGCCACAGCCAGTACCAGCCGTTCCGCCATCACAATCCCACAAATTGATAAAAGCATTTGCACTGTTTGATCTTTGTGGTCTGATGCCCACCCACCATCCGATATTTGATCCCGTGAATGTGTCTGGAACTATGCTAAGTTTTTTGATACGCGCCGGAGCAGTTCCAACAATTCCTGTAATGGCATACGCGCCGCCAGTGCCCTCAACTGCCGCAGGAGAAATTGTAACTGCTGTAGGGGTTTCCCATAACGGATGCCTTACTATGTCTAATTGTCTGCGCATTCCGCCACAATCAAGGAAAGCGTTTATTCCTGGTAAGCGTTTATCACGCATTGTCATTTCATAAATCAATGCGCGTTTTGCACTTTCATTTGCAGTGTTAAATTCTAGCCACCACGATTCATCTTGCAATTCATCATCGTGCCACAGTCTGACTTCTTCCGCCACATCTTCTATTAAATCCTCTGCGGCTATCAGTGCGGTATCCGTTCCAAATCCACTCAGGCCGAAAGACTCTTTTACTCGTGCCAGCTTTACAAAATCAGCAATTGAGCCATACCGCGAATCATTATACTTTTGAATGATCTTAGGCGTTTTTCCCTCATACCGATTATCAATTTTAAGTGTACCACTTAACAGATCAACAGTTGAGGATTGTGACCTGTTTGCCAGCCTTAACCGCTTTGCCATTACGCTGCCCCCATTGCCGCGCCAAGTCTCTGTGACCGTCGGTCTTCTATAAAGCCCATAAACTGTTCTGCGGCACTAGAATCATTGATTTGTACGTCAAATGTATCACCGCCAATTGTGCGATTATCCTGTGCGCCCTGTGCAATATTTTGTGTTGTGCTTCTTAGTGAATCTCCAATTGTTCCTTGCAGGGCTGACATTTCACCAATCCAACCAATACCAACGCCTTGAGCCATTGGAGCACCAATGATATTCGCCATTACAGATGACGGTGATTGTATGCCCAATTTAGCCTTTGCTGCTGCTATTGCGCCTTCTAGTGCAGATGTAATAGATTCAAGAACCGCACCCGCGCCCGCTGTTATTCCTCTTGCCACACCCGCTATTAAATCTTTGCCAGCTTGTACCATTGCAGCAACTTTTGTACCTATTGCGGTAACTATGCCATCAATTTTTGTTAGGATTGTTGTTTTTATTTCATCCCATTTTACGCCTATTGACGTTTTTGTTTCTTCCATTTTGGTATCTATTCCAGTTTTAGCGGTATCAAACTTTTCTTGGATCGGTGTAAATATGGCCTCTAGTTTTTCTTGAATCGCTATTGAAATTGCGTCCCAAACTTCAATTAAAGTTGTTTTGATCTCCTCGAATTTCTCACTTGCAGTTGTGGAAATAGAAGTCCATGCTTCCGAAAGAATGGTTTTTATTTCTTCCCACTTTTCACTAACGGTTGTAGAAACAGAAGTCCATGCTTCTGCAAGAGTTGTTTTTATTTCATTAAATTTCTCGCTTGCCATTGTAGAGATTGATGTCCATGTCTCTGAGAGAGTTGTTGAAATTGAAGTCCACACTTCCGCAAGTGATGTTTTAATCAATTCCCATTTCTCTGAAAGTGTTGCCACAATGCCATCCCATGCCTCAACAATAGTATTCCTTATTTGGATCCATGTTTCAAAGAGAGCCAGAGAAATTCCTGCAACAATCATAATTACACCAGCTACCGCTTCTGCAACTCTTTCTTTAATTGCATCCCATGCCGCGCCAGCAATCAATTGCAAGTCTAACCATATTTGCGTCCAACGCGCTATCATTTCATCAAAATCCAGGCCCATCGCCTCAAATAAACCATGCACCTTTTCCATAATAGCGTCTTGAATTGATTGCCAAGTATTAGATGCTGTCTGTTTAATTGACTCCCACTTTTCTTGAATCCCAGTAGCAATGGCGTCAATTTTATTTTGAATAGTTACTCTTATCATCTCCCATTTATTCTGAATCCCAGTAGTAATAGCATTAAGTTTATTTTGAATTGCAACGTTAATTGACTCCCACTTTTCTTGAATCCCAGTAGCAATGGCGTCAATTTTCTCCTGAACTGAAATCTTGATCGCCTCCCATTTTTCTTGAAGGCTGTTTTTTATTTCGTCTACTTTTAACTTCACGCCCTCAACAAGCTCTGAGAATTTTTGCTTTACTCTTTCCCATATAATGCCTACAACTATTGGGAAATTGTCAAGATTTTGTTTCCACAAAGCAAGTGTTTCTGGAAGTCTTTTTATCGCGTCCATAAACCACAGGATCACTGGTTCTATTGCTGTGCGGATACCAAGCCAGTCCTTTGTCCAGGCAACTGCAACTAATGTTACAAATCCAAGTAATAAAGCCAATGGCGATAGCAATGTAGTAACCGCCGAAATTAAAAGCGGTATCGCCGCAGTTGCAAGGGCTGTAATAGCTGTTCCAAGTGCTGTTACCCCTGCTATAACCGCACCTGATGCAAGTACCGCGCCGATAGCAAGCCCAATATTGATGATTAGATCGGAGTTATCAATTAAAAAACCAAATATCTCTTCAAATATACCTGCGGCTGTATCTCTAAGCTCCATCATTGAATCAACAATTGCCATTAGTTTTCCTGCAAATTCTTCTGGCGCAAATTGCTCAATTGTTAAACTTAGTGCTTCAAGAAAGCCAATATCACCACGTGACAGTAAAGTTGAAAATTCCTGAAATGCAGAAATAAGATTTGAAAATGTGTTTGCTATGTCAAAAATCTTCTGTGCAGTTTCTGGTGGAACAAGTCCGCTGATTGCAATTTTAATAGCGGTAATAGGATCAGCACCAGCTTTAAGCAGGTCTGTAAACCGTGTAAAAATTTCGATGCCTACTCCAACCGCATCGCCTATTTTTTGCCCAATTGCCTCTATTTCAGGACTGGTAACGAAATCGGATACTTTTTCAAGCACACCAGCAATAGGAGGGCCAACAGCCTCAAGAATCGGCCTGAATAATTTTCTGCTTCCTATTTCAATAATATCAGCCGTCGTGCTCATCATACCAGAAACAGTGGTTGCCATATCAGCCGCAGCGCCAGCTGTGGTTTGCTCCGAAAGCAAGATAAACTTCTGGAAAATTGCATCTAGGACTTCCGGGGAATCTTTAGCAGTCGCATTAAAGGATTTAATGTCTAAATCCATGCCCTTGAAAACTTTTAATGCCTCTGGTGTAAGCTCGCCAAATCGCTCTGTAGCCTCTTCTACAGAACCAGATAAATCAGTTCCTATAATTCTTGATACGTCAATACCCATACGCCGAAGTTGGCGTAGGTCAATTGTTGTTAATGCGCCAGCCTGTTTTAGTTGTAGGAATTGCTCTGCGGCAAATTTAATATCAGTTATGCCCATTACAGCAGAAAAGTCAAGAAATGCTGCTGTAAAGTCTTTAACTTCACCTACTGATAAACGTGCCGCCAATCCTATTTTTGTTACTTGTTCTACATCTGCGGTTTCAAATGGAGATATAATTGATAGTTTCTCAACAAACCTAAGTAAATCTTGTACTTGTGCTTTTGCAAGTCCAGATGCCTCCTCAAATGAGCGCGTTTGTTGAATTGATGTTTGTGTAATTGTGGCAAATCCACCTTCAACGCCAGATAAACGGCTTATTGTGTCAGCCGTAGATGACGTTTGACCCTCAAGTAATTTCATTTGCATCACTTGCAATTCTGTTAAATCAGAACCAGCCTCTCTGAATTTATTCAATCTAGCAGTTTGTTGTGCAAATTTTATTTGTGCTTTCAGCAAACTTTCTTGCTGTTTTTCAGATAGACTAGTGGCAACAGTTACGCTATTTGTAACATTTTCATACATCAAATTTTGAGCAAGCATCCCCTGCATAGACTTCTCAAGATTTTGAATATTGCCAACTGATGTTACTGCATTTTTTGCCAGTCCGCCGATAGCCCGCCCAACTCGCTGGATTCCACCAACCAGCAAGCCGCCCACCACAAACTCACCAACGCGTTTGAGTGAGCCGCCAAGACCATCCAAAACACCAGATGCACCTTTGTCTTGTCCTTCAACTTGTATTGAAATTACATAATTTTCGCTCATAGTTTACTTTTCCGTTTAGCAAGACGCGCCTCAATGCCAGCTACATATAAATCCCGTAACATAGGCATTACAGCAGGTTCATTTTCTAGCTGTGACGGTGTACAATGGTACATCATCCGCAAGCGATATTTGATTAGTTCTATCGGAGGCCCACCCTTCTCAGACCACAGGTATTTTACCAGCCTCCGCCCTAACTGTTTGGGTTTGTTGCCAGACTTATAGCATCTTGAAGTTTCTCGCGAATAAGCACAATTGCTTTGAATGGTACATCGTCGATGCTTTCATAGCTATTGACTTTTATGTATTTCCTGAAGGTCTCAAGGCTTCCGTTTTCGATGCTTGCCATGTCTCCAAAATTCATGGCCTCAATACCCAACACCTCAATATCATCCAACGGCACAGGGCTGATCATCTCGTCTATTTTTATCGCATTGATCGTTTCTAGCAATTTATCAGTGACCGTTTTAAGATGAATAATTGGTATATCTTGTGTATCTTTCCAGCCTTGTACTGAGACGCATTTATTAAGAAGTGACATCAAGCGACCGCGCTGTATATTCTCGAAGTCTCCAAGCGTCAATTTGTCCAGGTTTATACTAACTCTGATCTCTGGCATTATGCACGCGAGCCTTTAGTGATCGAAGGAACCTTGATTTTGAAGCCCCAAGCCATTGCGACCGGGTCTTCCGCGTCAAGCCCTGGTTCTTGGAAGCCAGAAAATACACCTGATCCTGTGGTAAACTCCGGATCGCCGGTTGTGTCATTTGGCCCATAACGCACATAAATCGCTGCACCGCAAGAGATCAACGCTTTTACCACTGTGTAACCTTCTGTAGCCAAGTCTGAATATACACCGGCCAATGCAAGTTCAAGTGGTTCATTCTTGCCGCTAGTCAAAATCGGATTGTCTCCATCTTGTGTGTATACCTCACCGGTTTTAATGGTGCTTTCTGAAGGTTCAACTTTGTCAATAACATTTGAAATGTCTGTCCAGTCGCTATTATTTGAAGATACCTCCACAAATCCACAACTTTTTCCGAAAAAATCTACCGTTTGTGTCATTTCTTACTCCTTATAATTCTGTTTGTATCGTGATTGTTTCACGCTTATACTCAAGCCCACCAATAGAAACCCAGTCAATTGCACTAAATCCGTTAGGGTTGTTTGCCTCAAGACTCTTCCAATAGTCGCCATTGCACGTTTTTGCATCTAGTGCTGTATAGATCATTTGTTCTATATCATCAAGCCGATCTTCTGCTTGTGCCTCAGTCCAACTTCCACTTACTCCATACAGAACATAAACCACAATTTGATAACGTGCTTGCAGCTTGCGCCCCTGCATTGTAAATTTTGGCCGTTGGCTTCCCAGACTAGTAACGATTACCACAACTGCCTTGCCTTCAAAATCGCCTTTGTAGTAATTGTAAACTTCTTCAACTTCACTAGCTAAAGCCGTGGTAAGAATGCTGGCTATTTCGTCGCGTTGTACTTCACGGTTTCTGTCAATTGCCATTATTTTCTAAACCTTTTAATGAATAGTCGCGCCATTCCCACAGCGATGCGCTTACCATGAGTCTTAACCGTGTACTCATAAAATGCACGTATGCCGCCCTTGCGTCCGGGAATAAGTCCCTGTCTATGCAAAAATGGCCCATATTTTGCCGGTCTTTGTCCGCGCGGATTGACCGCTCCCTTATCAATATGTACAAATGCCCTGTGTTTACTCGTTTGCATTTTAATTCTATGTGAGTTTCTTAGTGCTGATGTATCCCAGGGCGTCGCAGGTATTGCCGCTCTGTGTGCCGCCGACGCACCCCATCTGACGGCTTTGTTTATTGAACTTCCCATTTTTAGATCGCGGATATGCGCAAGGTTTTCCTGTTGTGCTTTTTGTAAACCCTTGATGCTAAACCGGATGCCCATTTTTCATATACTCTTCACGCTGTGACATCCACAATACCCACGCCTGAAAATCAAGCCCGGCAAACTCGTGTAATGCTTGATGGCCTGAGATGACACTCATATCAACATAAGATGTAAAACCAAGTTCTGCTGCTTTGTCACAGAAGAACACGTCTTCACCCGCGCCCTTTTTGCTTTCTGGGTCACTAACAAAATACGGTTCAATCATTGTCTCTAGTACTTCACGCCGAATCAAAGTTGTGTGCATTCCTACAAATGTTGATTCTAATAATGAATCTGGTGGTGCTTCTGGTAAGATCGTTGCGCCACGAGTTAATAATTCGGGATGATCAGCCATCCATTCAATTGTTTCTTGAATCTTTGTGCGTACCAATCCATTTTCTATGCGCTCGCCGTATATACTTGGTATGATCGGCGTTGTGCGGATAAAACACAATGCGGAAACAATTGGCGCTTTCCAAGATAACAATCTATTCAATGTTAACGGATGTAATACTGCATCGCTATCAACAAATAATAGCCACTCCATAGACTTATCGGACAAAAATTCTTTTACGATTTTGTTGCGTGCCGTGTCAATTGGAAATGAGCGTCTATATTCGCCTACAGTGAAGTATCTAAAGCCCCTGGGCGATTTTAGCCCCACCAGAGAGCGTGTTAGCTCCCAACTTGGTAAACCGGAAATAGGGATTGCTACCATTCCCAAGCTCATATTCCGCACTCCTCACACTCTATAATTTGATAGTTCTCAAAGCCCTCAAATGCTTCAATCCATCCCACTGTATCTGTCGGCGCTATGTAATTGTGCATAAGTATAAAATTATTCAACATTTCAAGATTTGCGTCACAGCGCGCCCCGGTAAACGGATTGAAAATCCTGAAAGTAAACAAGCCCTGTATGTTCCGTGTTGCTCGTCCATATGTCCTGTCTTCCAGATCGTGAAAGACTAAAATACAGTTTTGTAAGTTAGATACCAGCTTGATACTTGATAATCGCCTCGCTACTGAATCATCCACGAATACAAGATCAATGTCTGAAAAGTCAAGGTCATCCACGCTCAACGAAAATTGTACGCGCTCATCAGTTATGCCTAATTTGTCAATCCATTTTTGGTTATCATCAATTGATAGCAGCGAATATAATTCAGGAAATGCGCCGCAATTCAAAAATGTTGGCGTGCTATACAAACCGCAACCAAACTCAATGACTTTTTCAATCTCAAATATTTTTGCTAGGCCGATGAGAATTGGAATATGTGAACCGTAAGCATCTCCAACACGCCTATCCACAGATAGCGGTCTTTGCACAAGCGATTTGTAAGTTACCTTACCATATTGCTTTGTTTTATCAGTAAGCAGTACCCACCCTGCAACATCATCAAATCTAATACAAGTTTCTGAAACATCCTCGCCGTCAAGCCATACTAAAACTTGACTATTCTCTGGATCGTCACGTGACATTTTAACCAAGTTTCAAGTCCTCCAAAGTTAATTGCACAAAATTGACGCTATCGCTAATAATGCAGCGCATAGTTTCCATTGGTGCATTTGTGCCAGATCTTTGTGTAATCTCGGCACTTCCCGGATCAAGCGGCGTGCATTTCAAACCAGTCAAATTTGCAACTGGATCGCTTCGATTACCATCACTATCAATTGCTGGATTGCGTTTGGTTGAACAAGCCACCGTTGCTTGTCGGGCATAGCTGGCAGAACTGCCGAATCTATGCCTATCCCATTCCTCAACCGCACGGATGGGATATTCATTACCCCCTACTACAAGCCTATCACCAGGGAGAATGTCCATTTATACTGCCCCTACAAATCCGGCCTCGGTTAGCCGTTTCCACTGACAATGGAAATGTAATGCTCCGCTTGTGCCGGTATCAGAATACACCAGGCGCAAATAGGTAGCCGCGCCGTTTTTTGCCGTGACTTGAAAATTTGGGTCACGCCCGTCTTTTGTCGCGTCCTCGTATAACCGCACCTGAGATGAATTTTCTATGTTAATCTGTACGCCCGCGTCGTCAATTTTATGCAGGTATGTCGCCACGGGCAACGAGTTAAACGACGGCCCTGGCGAATCAGTGAGGTCTAGGGTATTTGTTTGATCGTATAATTCCAAATACCCATTGCCAATATCAGCGGCTAACACAGTTTCAACATCGGCGCTTATTTCGGTGATAAGCACCGTTCCATAGATTCGGAACAGGTTCTCTGATGTCGGCCCGCTGGCGTCAAATGTTAACGTGTGGAATACTAGATTGTCAAAAGTGAACCCGCTCCACACGCTGGCATTATCAACATCCACTGGTGGCCCATCGCCAGCACCGCTTGAGCAATTCAGGATGGTCCAATCCTGAGACCCGGCGGCAATGTGAAAACTGGATATTCCATGCCCGGCAGAGGTGCACCATTTAATAACGCCAGTATCCGCGCCCGCGCTTATGGATACCCCATACGTCGCCCCGGCACCTACCATGCTACTGTCTGACATTCTAACCTGCGGGGCTTGAAAATCGTAGGACTTGACGGTTTGAAAACCGCAAGCAAAATTGTTAATCATTGCGCCGGAGCCAGTCACGCGCACGCCGTATGCTCCACCGATAATTTTGCCGTGCTCAACATGACACTCAGCCCCGCTAATCAGCAAGCCAATTTCGCCCGCCGCTGGGGTAAATTTGTGCATACCAACGATAGAACACGACGCCCCGGACAGCGTGAAAACTGTTCCGCTTGCAGGGGCAACCAATGCGCCAATCTCAAATTCAATTTGCACATTATTATTACTAATATCTATCCCGACCTCAGTGTATGTGCCGGCCTTAATTTTAATTTTATCACCGTCTGATGTTAAAGCTTCTGCTGCTCCAATGGTCTTTTTTGCTGTTGTAGGAGATTTACCATCTCCGGTATCATCTGCTTGCGCAATATCTGCATACCAGATTAGTCCAGGGAAAAGCGAAGCGTGCGACTCACTACTACCACCAGCTCCTTTAATTAAAGATACTAATGAATCACCTCCAATAGTATCGCTTTTATTTCCTAGCACATCACGCATTAAAATGTTTGACGCCGAATCTACAGAAGGTGTACCATGAATAAAACCAGGAAATGGCATCATTATATAAACTGATGTATTGTCAGGGTTAACAATCCAGTTTGAATCAGTTGTGGCAACTTTTGTTGCGCCGTTGTAACCGACAACCATCCGCGCTTGATCCGCGCCTGTGCCAGCCACGATAAAAATCATCTGTCCTAAATAAAGGTTATTTTGCGCACTTGCTAAGGTGTTAAGTGTGATCGTGTCATTACTGCCGCCTTGCGCGACGCCCTCATTAACATGTGTATTTCCGGCGTCCATTACAACACAATATTCAGAAGTGTTGTCTGGCGTAACTTTCCAATCACGATTTATATAAGCGTACTTATTTGTACCATCATACTCTGTAATACGTCTGGATTGACCTATGCCAATGCCAGCTATAATATAAACAATTGCAGGATCATACGCGCCGTCTACAGACGACGCATTAGAATCAAGTTCAATGCGCGTGCTAGTATTTGCAGTACCCGCAGTATTAGGTGAAGTGCCATTTACAATATGATTTGTGGCATTAAGTTTTGCATAAGATATTAGTGTATCGCCATCTATTGTGTCTGACTTGCTTCCAATTACTGCGGCCCCGCCGTCAAAAATACCATCGATGGTCATAAGTCACTTCCAAAGAATAATAGTTACAGTTGCGTCGTCAGCGGTATCGCGAATCAATTTTAAGTTCTGTATGTTTAGATTTCCGTCAACAGATAAACTTGCGCCTTCTGCAATCGGTAATCCTAAAGTTGTAGTTGGATTTGTGCCGTCAAAACTAACCACAACGCTTTTTGCATTAGCGGATATAGTCATCTTTACAGCCGTGCTTAAGTCGGTGCTCACCCAACTCCAAGAGGCATTACTAATAGCCAGAGCCGCATTGCTGACCGTATTACCTTTCATTGCATAAGCGTTTATAATTGCTTGTTTAGTTGCTGCCATAGTTCACCTCAATAAACTGTGTCATCACCGTGTCGTGCAAAATCTAATGTAACAACACTGGTGCTAAATGTGCCTAGCCCAATACCATAATCATCTTTGATTGCATCGCGTTTATCACCAATCATTGCCCGTAGAGCATCAGAAATGTGATTAAGCTGCTCGCTGCGTGGGCCAACTGTGATCGACACAAGATAAACAGCACGATTCAAGGCCGTTTCAAGACAACGCAATTCAGCCAGATCGAAAAAGGCATTATAGTTATCTGTTTCCAATGCCGCCATGTCTGTATCGTCAACATTGGTTATATCAACAACCCCATAGCCTAGAGTTTGCAAAGCCCAGGCTATGGGATCGTTTAAGTCCGCATTTGTGCCATCTACAGTTGTACCATCAAGCCCTAAGTCTGCGAACAATCCGCCTACACGCTTGATTAGAATTACTTCCGCATCAGCACGAGTGATCGCCATCTAGTTAATGTCGCTCCAAGTCCCAATTTCTTGCATTGGGAACCAGTCAATGCCATCCAGAGCATACAGACAAACACTATCACCAACTGATGCGGCATTTTGCAACCTATCGCCAGCAGCATTAGTTAGATGGTAGATTAGGTCACTGCCATCAGGGGCAATCGTCACGGTGTAAGCCGCGTATACCCCGAAGCAATACCCAAGTCCAGCAGTAGCAGATGGTAGAGTGAAGGTAATTTCAGCAGTTGCGCCCTTGTTGCTTGCCAGTGCGCCACTATTACCAGTAGTTAGAGTGTAGCTGGCTGTCTTTTCAAGTGTTGGATAGCGCAGGTATACATCCATTAAAAAGTGACTTGCTGATTGTGTAAAACTGATTGAATCCTGACCAGCTATCTCGAAGTCAATTTGATCATCCGTATCAGCCGTGATACTGGTATCATTATCAGCGTCCAAGTCAATCTTATATCCACTCACATCAAGTTCATTTGCAAGCGTGGTTACGCCAGTAATATAAACTGCGTCTGTGATCGTGACCGCGCCAGTACCACTTTTGATATTCCCGGAACCATCAACTTCAAGTAGATTTGTGCCGGTATAATTCTCAAGCACAAGCAGGTCGCTTGTTTGTGTGGTATACCCTTGCACAGTAAGCTGTATTGCATCAGATCCGCCATCAACAAACATTCTTGTTGCAGTCAATGCACCGAACACACTGAAATCTTCTCCGATTCCACCATCTTTGATTGTCAGGCCATCAATGGTTACACCACTGCCGCTGGTATATTCTGCAATCGTGTCGGTGCTGAAAGTTCCCCACACCTCAGAGTCTTGCTTGACGGTAGATCGGCCCGTAATTATCCATGAGAATGTTTGCTTGCCGCCACCCATTCCAAATGACATATCCGCAAAGTCACCAAGCTCATCATCTGTGATTGGAGTGACTTCAACTTCAACAATCTTTTCAACCTCAACGATCTTCTCAACTTCAATGGTCTGCGGAGTAGGACACGGGCTTAAAGCTGGCCCAACTTCACACCCAACCATAAAAGCAATCACCAAGATAAAAAGCGCAATTCGTTTAAGATTCTTCACTATCATCCCCCTTTAGCTTGCGTTCTACACGCAAAACCGCAAGTTTTGTTTCGTGAAGCTCCTCTTGAAGTTCGGAAAGTAAAGATGCCATTTCTAGCATCTTTACTTTCATTTCTTCTTGGAATGCGCGCTGCCTTTTCATTACACTACGCTGAGTTGCCATTATTCACCATCCTATTGATAGGCAGTCGGGATTGTGTACGATCCGCCAGTACCCAATTCCATTACTGCGCCATTAAGACGATTGCCAACACCAAAACCCTGACGATTGCGCCAATAACTCTTGAGCATTGGGTATTCGTCATCCTGACGTACCAGATTCAAACCACGCGGCAAGCCAGTCGATCCGGGATCAACGCGCTGCTTCAATGGTGCGGGAACCTCAAAGTGAGTAGCTAGAATGTAGCCGGAAGGAATCCAAGCCCATTGTGCTACCCATACACCATCAGTGCGCCCAAGAATCCGCGCGGTATTTGGAGCAGGAGGAAGACGGCGCAAAGTTGCGGTTTGATCACCGGGTAAAACGGCAATGTCAGTTACCTCAACAAAGTTTGTCAAATCCTGAGTTTCTGCAGTTTCATCAGTGTTGATCAAGGCAATAATATTCTCGCCACCAGTCTGTGTCCCAAAGTGCTCTTCAAGCTCGTCGCGCAGAGTCACATAAGGATTGTTAGTATCTGAGATTGCCGAAGCTGCATAGCCGCTTTCAAGATAGTGATCATCAGTTGCAAAGTCCTCACTGCCAAGCACTGGCGGATAAGTAACAGTATCGCCATTTGCTAAAGGCTGAATGGTCAAAGTGCCCCAGTCTGGATCAATGAACGTCTTTGCGGTATTGTCAAACAGGTGAAACAGAATTTCAAAACGCTCGGTATTGATGTTCTGGATGATAACGGTATCAATATGCCGCTGCAATTCCTCAGCAGTCATATAGGACATCGACACATCATCCATTGCCATACCTGCGGCAAAGTCTTCTAGCTTATAGCCAACGTCCCAACTCCCACGCCGCTTAACTACACCAGGAACCTCACCGCGCCCCACCTTCTGCAATCGCCCACTACCAGGAAGCTTGTAACGTTCCTTGTAGTTTTCGGTAACTTCTGAAACAAAAAGCCGCATCTGGCCTGCCATATCAGATTGAACACGTGCCACGTATTCAACAATAGAGGTATAAATGGCTTCCTGTCCAACAGTTGCATTAAACACATAATCGTGATCATTTACACCTAAATGCCCAAAAATTGTAGTCATCGCTTATTCTCCTTTAGGTATATTGATCTTCCATCTGAGCGCCAATGAAGTATAAAACTTTTGTCTTATCCGCATCGGTCATTGCCCATACCCTTCCCATCGTAACGGGAACAGTACCAGCAGCATCGGCTAACGCGCCGGCTGTGTTGCTTAGATACAAACGCGCATCATAAGCCAACCCGCTCAACGTAAAGCCATGCACCAAACCCTGCTTCATAATAGTAACGGCCTGTCCTGCGCCGCCACCTTCCAGAGCTAATCCCCTTGCTTGCGCCGTGCCAGTTGCACTACCATCCCCCAAGTCCCAAGTCCCTGCGGTGGTAAGGTATACAACTTGTCCAGCAGTTACAGTAGCCGCCAGCAAAGCGTGATAAACCTCATCTTTAGTAGGGTCTACACGCCCAATCGCTGCGGCAGTTAATGCAATATCTGACATTGTTTGTTCTCCTTAGAAGTGAAACTTCCTTAATTGATCTTGATAAACTTTCTCTTGATCTTGTCGCTTTGCGCTCCCGCCTGTTTGAGTACCGTCTGCCCGTTTGGGCGTCCCCAAATTTGTTTGGGTATTGCGCATTGCTAACCGCCCACTTTTAGCAAGTTCTTGTAACTGCTCATCAAAGCCCGTTACCTTGCCGTCATCATCAATTGCTAATGCTGATAAATTCACAAGTGCCATTGCATCTTGTGGGTGCTCAAATCCAAGTTCGCCAGCAGCCCTCTCGACCACAAGCCCAATCTTGAATTCTTGAAACTGAGTCTCTAACTCAGCATATTTTGCTTCCCATTCCGCAACGGTCTCGCCGTGTTGAGTTTGCCATTTTTCAGCATCGGCCTGAGCTTTTTCTAACTCGCTCATTGCTTCACGCTTGCGTGTTTCCTCTGCCTCTTCAAATTCCTTTAACTTTACACGCCTTTCCGCGCTCTCCGCATTCAACGCCTTGATTTGTTTCTGTGATTCTACAAGTTGTTTTTGCAAATCCGTAAGATTAACTTGCTCATCATCGCCCTTCAGTGTCTCACTTTCAGGCTTGGGTGCTTCTGGCTTCTCGCCAGTCTCTTTTGATTCTTCATTCTGTTCGCCCGTCTCAGGCTGTAAATCCTTATTTTCTTCTGGCATCTCGCCTCATACTCCCTTTTTTTGTCTTAGTCCATAAAACACGAAAACGCCAAGAAACCTATTTCTAGGTTCTTGGCGTTTCTTTGGAACTGCCTGTAAACTGCCTAAATATTATTTGCGGAGTGCTCTAAGTTCTTTTCTTAATGTGGATGTACGTTCAATCCCCAATTCAGTCTCGATTGCATCCACGATCATTAACAGAGCTTGCCTTATTGCCATCCACAATTTTTCATCCATACAAATAGTATAGACGATAATTAAACAGATGTCAAGTAGTAAATATTTTCAATAGCTCTTTTTCCTCAGCCTCCTCGTATATTTTATAAAGTTTGTTGTACGTATCAACTCCTGCATCATCTAATTTAATGCCTCTTAAAACTAAATAATTACCAAAGCCTTCGCTAACATGGCGTTGCAGTCTATATTGTTTGTAGTAATGTAAAGCCAAACTTAATGAAATGCTCATGTTAAATAGTCTGGCTCTGCAAGCTGGATAAGCAATTCAGATAAAAACACGTGCCACTCTTGCAACTTGTGATCTCTCCGTTGTTGATAAATATTCCGTAATGTCTTGTAATTTGTGCAAACAACACGCCTTTGCAAAAAAGATTCTGGTAACAAGCCTTTCGCAAGCGGAAGATCACCTTTTGCTATCTGCTCATTGAGTACATTCATAATTGCATCTGGAATAATCACACTAAAATTTTCTTGCGTAAGCGGTTTGTTCATAAGTGTATGCATCGTGCTTCCGCTTTGCTTGGTTACACCTACTCGATAAGTGTCGAATTGCTGCCACCAATAACGCGGAGCGGTAATGTCAAGCCATACTGAAATGCTCTCAAGAAACTTGTTTTCACCAATACCTTTTTTGCAAAGTTTAGACGCAACACCATCCATTTGTTGCATCTCTTTGCAATATGGGCTACACACACAATTGAGATCAAACTCATAAAAATTTATATCACTTGTTATGCCGTGACTCAGACCAAGCCCAAATAATGCAATATTATGACCATGTTCATCTAATACTTTAACTTTCATCGCATCCTCCACACAACTCTATAAAAATTGCCATCAACAGCCGACTTGAAATCTGGATAAACAACGTCAAAACTAAATTTTTCTGTGTGGCAAATAACTGGATGTTTATCAAGTAACCATTCTGGAAACCATCGTTCTTTGAATGATTGCCACCAATCAAGAGGATATTTCACTGTTACAGTATCAACCTTCTCTCTAAAAACTTCACGTGTAAAATGAGCAGCAACATGACCGCCCATCATCATTTTTAGATCACGCAATTTTATATTCTCAAACATATCAAAATGATATATAAGATATTCTTGTATCTTCTCAAGGCTTACACAAGATATTTCTTCGTTGTCTAATGAACTTGGGTCTCCAAAGTTAACAGGAAAACTTACTTCATATCGTTCGCGAACCTCTTTATCTAACTCTTGAACCACGTGCCATAAATAGTTTATGTCATCCACAAGCTCAAGCCTTTCTATAATTTCTTTTAACGCTTGTGTTGGAACTAAACTTATATTTTTCATTTTTCCAATTTGATCAAAAAAAATATCAGGACTCATTTTTCATATCCTCCAATGCTTTACTTGCAATGTCTGCATGCCATTCACCACACAAAGGATCAGATAGCTTTTTAAGTGCCTCATAAGCAATCAGTACCTTTTTCTGCAACCTGCGCATGCGCAATCTATTAGTTATGATTGCGCGGATTATTTCAAGCATCATTATCACTTCTTAAAAATACTTCAATAAATTTATCAGCCTCTTCGCGATCACCATCCCGTTCTAATTCACTTAGATTATGATAAGCTGTACATGCCTGGCGCGCCCATCTGCGCGTTTTATTTGGCGGAATTGTAATTGACCCATCATCATTTAATTCTGATTTAGAGTATAAATAATCCATCCATTTCGACCATTGTTCATGACACAATGCAGCAATTTCTTCTCTAATTTCATTATTCATATTTTAATTCTCCTGTAAGAACAAAATGATACTTTGTTACAACGCCTGACAATACTTTCAATCCGTGCATATCCACACCGGGATACACTGAGCTAAGAAAGATCGTTTTAGGCTCTGCTCCCATACGTTCTTTGTATCGCCTGATTGCTGATGGCAAATCCTTCTCAATATTCTTTGAGTGAAATAATAGGCCAATTTCGATCATATTTCTTCAACCTCAATGGCTTCAACACATATATCACCATCAACAAATCGCAAGGCTACAAGTTCTACTTTTTCTTTTGCGTCATCCTTGCAACTTGCCTCAACGTCAAATTGTTCTATATGTGAGATTTTTACTTGCACTCTATATTTTTCGTTCTAGCAGTAGCGGTATTCATTTATTTGTTTCCTCAGTGAATTTAAGTATCGTTAGTGCATCTATGCCAGTAAAACAAAAATTATCGAAGTCAAAACTAATAAGATATGGTTCGCCGTCAATGATCATTAGTGTTTTGTCATCTATCTCAAGATTTCCTAGCTGTTCATCGGGTATACTCAATAACCATCCATTTATTTCTCGCATAGCGCCGCGCTGTTCATCTTTTGCTTCTTCTGCCACAATCAGCGCCGAAATAACATTACCACTTGCTATAATATGCTCTTTCATCAATCGTTCTAATTCGTTCATTTGTCTACCTCCACAAAGGCAACACAGCACTTAAAATCAGGCACACATTCATCAAAAATCAAATCATGACAGTTAACACCGATCCGCCACAAAAACCGTTGCGCTACTTTGGTGATCTTGTATAACCACCGTTGCCACCAGGGACGGATGTGGTAATACAACACGCCGTCTTTCATAAGCGGCTTGCCGTATGTTTTCATTTATCCACCTCAATTCGCAATATGCGTGGTTTGTTGCCATAACTTACACAGTATTTATTGTGCAACGCTTCTGCGTATCCAAGTTCTAGGCATGTGTTGGTCGCACGCTCATCGCGGATGACGAGCACCGCAAACACAACGAGCAGACACGTCAATAGCACCGAAAGTATAGCAATTTGAAAAGTCGATCTATCAATTTTCATGAATCAATCTCCGATTGCAAGTGTTTAGCATCTTCCCATCGTTCGTAGGCTACTGCAAGGACTAGAGGGAGATCATTTAACAAATGTGCAGAGCTTTCATTCCGCACAACTTGTTTTTTACTATCGCCATCCACAACCATTGGCTTGCCTAGCAACTCAACTGGCATGCGGCTTAGCCAAACGCCATTTTCGCCATTCACATAACAAAAGCTAAGCAACAAAGAACCCTCCAACATAATACGAGCAAAGTATTCGTATTCTGGAAAGCAAAGATCGCCATCTCGCAAATCTGGCATATCCCACATTTCCAACAACGCTTCTGGTAACGTAACGTAAACATAATGAATCAGCTTGCCCCACGATGCCAGCTTGCCATAATGAGTACGCCTTATATTATCATTGATCTCTCGTGCGTGATTTTCGCGCAATTCATACAATGCGTCTTGTCCTTTCCGTAACAATTCATCAAATTCCATATCTAACTCCTTTAGGGTTTATAAAATAAAAAGCTGTGTATGTTACTACACAGCTAATTATACTATGAATTCAGATTGTGAGATAGTGACAAATGTCACTTCTCTTTTTTGCGTTTAGCAAGCTCCGCCTTTGACGCTTCTACAATTGCATCTGTAATCCCAAAGTCAAAGCTCTCTAGGTACAAAGCGATACTTGTCCTACACCGATGATGAAACGGACTCCAAGACATTTTATTTGCAAAACGTGGAGTTCCAGTCAAAGTAAATTTCTTCTTGAAATCACGTATTTGACCATTGACTTTCAAACAGCAGTCAGTTGTCACGTCATCCACAACGGCAATCGCCTGCTTTTGAAAGTCGGTTTTCTCTTTAGGCTCTCTATCACGTCCAACCCACCAAGTCAACAATGCCATACTTAATGCCGTTGCAATCCACTCCGCGCCGTTGACTGCTACTGGATTGGGCTGCAAGATTCCTAGCCGTGCCTCATCACCAATGATGCGCTGTTCATCATAAGCACCGGACGCAACCAAAGCACAGATGGCCTGTGCTTGCCGCTCAAACT